CCTGCTGTATTTATAAATAACACAGATTTATCGCTGAAATCATACCATAATGTTAAACCTGTTCCAAATAATTGTTGGGGTGAATAAATTACAGATGGTACTGTATTATTTCCTAAACTTGAAAAAATATTTCCTTGACTATCTAATAACATATATTTTAATTTAAAATTTCTAAAAATGATTCGTTAACTGTTATATCAAAAGTATCAATATACATATCAACCCCCCCACCTGTTAAATAACATGTACAATCAAATATTTGATTTATTGTTGTATCAATTGTTGCATCTTGAGAATATAATCCGAATATAACAGGGTCTCCAGAACCACCTATACCTGATGGTGGAAATGTTAAAAATATTATTTTTCCACTACCAACAACTAAGCCCGAATTTCTTATTGTAAATGTAACATCAATTTCAAATTCACTACTATAAACATTTGGACCATCAATATATATTCCATATAAAATTTGGTTTGTAATAATTGTTGTTGACCCAAGTTTTATATTAATGTTTAAATAAGGAGTACCAAAAGAAATACTAGTATCTGCATTAATACTACCTTTTGCTGTATATCTATATTTTCTACCAACCGCTAATTCAGGATTATAAAGATTTGTTGAAGCTAGTAATGTTGTACTTCCTACTATTGTAGAGGGTATGATTGATTTTTCTATATTTTCTTCCAAACTATAAAAACTAACAACAGTTGGTGTTGAATCAAATAAACCAAGTGAATTTACATATTTAGGTGTTATAGTACCACCTGTATCAACCGCTAGTATGGATTGGTAACCTGATAAACTATTATTATTATCTTTAAAAATAAAATCAGTAGCTACCGTTCCTTTTTCAAATCTTAATGTATTTCCTGATGTACTAAACCAAATACTTCCATCAGGTGGATTTGTTGGTTCATTTGAAAAGGCCGTTAAATCTATCTGTGATATTGTTGCTGAACCTGATGCAGCTAATAATCTTGATGTTGTTACAGGTGCAATACCAATACCCATATTACCTGTTGTAGCACTTGGTAAAATTAAACTAAATGTATTTAAAACAGGTCCTGTTGTTATATTATAAAATCTATCTAATGTTGTATTTGTTGGTAATGTTCTAACAAGAGTATTTACTCCTCTAGTTGTTGAAGCAATAACTTGTCTACCTAAAGTTGTTTGATATGCTTCAACTATTGTATTGAAAGAAGAAATTTCAGAAGCTGTTAAGCCAGAACCAATGGAAGCAAATGCACATTGTTTTGTTGAAAAACTATCTACACCAGCTGCATCATTTCGTGCGCCTATTGTAATACTTGGAATTGCTCCTAAACTAGTATTATTATAATTGGAGGCAGCAGTTCCTACTGATGCATTTCTATATATATTTCTTGCTGCTGCCGTTGCTCCATTTTGATTTCCAATAAAAAAACCTGTAGAAAGACTTGATGAGAGAATAGCTAATGTTCCTGCACCTTGATTTCCCCACCAAAATATGGATTGATTTGTACTTCTTCCAACTGCTAATGCACATATAATAGCAGAAGAATTTATTGAAGCCCCAATTTCAATATTTGCTCCTGATAATGATTGGACTCTTGAATAAAAAGATAAATGACCATTTGAAACAGATAATGAGGTTGCTGCTGTTAAAAATGTATCTGCATAAGAAGTAGTACCATTTGGTGTCATTCCACTTGCATTATGTGTCCAACCACCACCTAAAAATGATAATCTAAATGCATCATTTAAATCTCTTGGGTCTTTTAAATTATATTTATGACTATTTTCTGTTCCTCCAACAATAGGATAAATAGCATTCATTTTATTCCATAAATTAGCTGCTTTTAAATCAAAAACAAGATTACTAATTGCTATTATTTGTGTTGTACTAGTAATACTTGCTGCTGTTATAAACGCTGTAGCATCAGAATCTGTTATAGCATTAGCAGCATTCCCTAAAGCAGTTGTAAAGCCACTACCTGCACTCTGTATTGTTCTAGAAGCTAATGTGTTTACTGATATAGCTGAATATATTCTAGCACCAGTTCCCTGATTTGATAAAGTGTTTACAATTTCTTGTCCTCTATCAATTATAATTTCACCATTATCATTTAGACCAATACTAACTTGATTTCCACCAGATAATGTGTAGTAAACTAATGTATCATTAGTATTATTTGTTGTTGTAAAACCACAAAGAAAATTTATACCTGTTCCAGCATTTGCACCGCTTATAATACCGCTTGGTGAACCTGATATAGCATAACTATTTCCTGAAGGATATATTGATATATTTGGTCCTTGATTAAATAAATTTAATAACTGTTTATTACTTATTGACATCTTAACTATAAATAGTTAATTTAAATACTCTAATGTTGCCTCATTGATAACAAATATATTACCTGTATTAGTATTTTGAAGGGTAAAATTAAAAGCTGCATCAACTGTTGTATCAATTGTTACATTACCTAAAGATGTAATAGCTACAACTGGGGAAGTAAGTGCTTGTAAATATTGCCAATCTGTTAACATTTTTCCACTACCCTGAACTGTTCCTGATGCTCCTTGACTTCTTATTGTAAATGTGCAATCAATTTCAAAAAAATTACCATTAATGCTACTTGCTAATGATATTACTGAAGTTGCTATGGTAGCAGAACCTAATTTTAATCTAGCTGTTAAATTACCAGGTGTAGTATCAGTATTTATAGTTCCTCTAGCATTAAATCTATATTTTTTACCTGTTATTAATTGTGGTGCTGTACCGTGAGATGAACTATTTAAAATATATGTACCTATTAAAACAGTACTACCTGTATTAAATACGCTTAATTCATTTGTTCCTGTTATTGTAGTTGATGTTATAGAATTAAATATACCTAAATTTGTTGGATAATAAAATGAAGTTATTGTACCGCCTGTATCTGCTTGAAGTATTCTATTACTAGTTGCACCTGTTAAACTATAATTATTATCTTTAAAAAGAAATGATGTTTGTAGTGTGGTGGTTTTGTTAAAAAATAATGTGTTACCACTTGTGGAGTTATAAAATATATCACCTGCTGTTGCTGCCGAATATCTTGCTGAAAATGGTGTTAATCTTATCTGTGATATTGTTGCTGAACCTGGTGCAATTGATAATCTTGATAATATTGGTAATTGGTCACCTTGTGTAATAAACCCAAGTGCCATTGTACCATTAGTTGAATCAACTTGATATGCATCACTAGTTGTAATAGCACCTCCTGTTCCTGCAATAAGAAATCTATTTGTTGTTAATGTTGATGATGGTCTAATAATAACTAAGTTTCCTGATTCAACAACATCAATACCATTTGCCCCTGATAAAGTTCTTGAAACTAGAGCATTTGCTGTGACTGATGATGCTACTGCTATACCACCACCTACAGTTGTTACAGCTGTTATACCATTTATAGCACCTGTACCTGCTGAAATAACTATATTATTTCCTGATATAGAAACACTTGTATTTAAACCACTTCTTAGTGTTCTAAATACCATATTTGTTCCAACAACACCTGAAAAAACAGCAACTCCTGCTCCAACATTTGTACCACTTATAATACCTGCTGCTGAACCTGAAATTGCATAAGTATTTCCTGAAGGATATATTGATATATTTGGACCTCCGACAAATGTATTACCTGCTTGTCTAAAACTTAATGGCATTAGATATATGTGTTTATGTTTGTTTGGAAATATCTTCCTATTTCATTGTTATATGTAAATGTTATACTATCATAAGTATCACCACTAATTACAGCATCCAATCCACCTTCAGTTTTTAATGTTGCACTATTACTAAATGTAACTGTTACACCTGTATTAGCAAAAAACTTAATTGATGGTGTGTATGCACTTATGCTTACATTTGATGTAATTGATGTTATGGTAACGGTTGCTGTTGATGAAGTTATGGTTAATTTATCATACAAATAAAGTGTATTAACTTGTGCTGATTGTGATGTAACACCAATATTTGATTTTAATAAAGTTTTACTTAATACTTCATTTATACTACTATTTGTCCAAGAAGAATAAGTTACACCATCATATCTTAAAATATTATAATCACTTGGGTTTGTAATTCTTACATTATGAAGTTCATCAAGTTCATATCCATTATCTATTTTAATATATATTTTTCCGTTAATAGCATGTGCATATTCAACATAACCAATAATAACTGTATGATTTGGTGCTTGAGGTTTAACATTGGTTAATTGTCCTGCTGTTGTTGGTGATAAATATAGAACATCACCATCATTCCAAGTTTCTCCTTGCAAAGAGCCTGTTGTATTAATTTTTTGTAATAAACCAACAGTAATAATAAATCCTTCTTGGTTTTTTGCTATATCTTCAGCAACAAGACCTAAAGTACCTGCTGAGTTAGCATCGTTATCACCTTTTGCTAATTTAACTGATAGTCTTCCACCTTGCGCCCCTCCAATAACTACGGCATGATAACTTGAGCCTGATAAATCTATGAGTGGTGATGTTTTATTTACTACTCTAGTGACTAATCCTTGACCTAATTCAGATTTAACAAAACCACCTTTAAGTCCTAATTCTAAAGTACCATTTGTATCATTCCAATTTAATCTAGCTAATTGATTAGTAACAGTTGCACCTGTATTAAAATCAATATAATTAGTATATAAACTAGTTGCTGATATACCACTTAAAAATAGTGTTTCACCTGATACTGTACCACCTGTTAAAGAAAGATAATCTCCTGAACCTGAACCTGAAAATATTAAATTACCATTTCCATCATCAACAATACCAATACCTGTTCCTGCCGATATTGTATTATAGTATATTTTATTATTAGTTATAGAAGAATAAATAACAGAATATGGAGAAGTACCAAATGTAAATATATCAGTAACACCTGTAAATGTTGTATTTCCTGATATACCTGTATTTCTTATGACTAATGTTCCATCAGGTGCATATGTAATATCAGTATTTGTACCTGCGGAAAGTCTTCTATGAACTATATTATTATTTGTTATTGCATGTAAAACTTGATAACTCCCTGAACCAACAGGTGTTAAGCCTGTTACAAGAGTTGTATTTGCAATAGTCTGATTAATAGTTATTAAACTAGAACTTTCGCTAAGTGCTATTCCTGTACCACCTGATAAATTTTTATAATAGATTTGATATGGTGCAGGAATATCAAATAATGATGTACCTGATATTGTTAATTCTGAAAAAATTAAATTTTCTAAGGAAGAACCTGTTAATGCACTTAATCCTCTTAATGCTGTTCCTGCTGAAATTAGAATTAAATCTCCACTTTGTACAACTGAAAGGAATGAAGAATCTGTTGTAGATGATAAACTTCTAAATTGTAAAGTATCACCTACTGTTGTTTTATAAACATCAATACCGCCACCAAGACTAGTGCCAATAGACCCACCTGTTATAGATGTTCCTGATGTTAAATTAACTGTTGATGAAGATAATCTAAACCTTAAAAATGTTCCATCAAACCACATATCACCAATTCTTGGTGTTGTAGGTGCAGTTCCTCCTGATGAAAAGTTTATCTGTGGTTTTGTTGGTAACGCATTACCAATATCAAGCCAAGCACCTCTTGTAACTGATGTTAAAGTTAAACCTGTATTTAATGCTAATGTATCACCAATATATGACCTATCACCTTCTACAAAAATACCCCAAGGTCTATTAGTATAAACAGTTGCTATTCTTGATATAGGTCTTCCTACAACATCTTCTTCAGTACCACCTGTTATTCTATCTCTTCTTTCTACAAATATACCAGCATGTGTTGTATATGTCATAGGTGGACTACTTCCAACAGGATTTGGATAACCATTATAGTCACTAGCAAATGTTTTTGGTCTACTAATATATAAGTCTATACCTTCTCTAATTACTTGAGCATATGCCCATGTTTTATTAATATGACCTAATTGAATTGTTCTTGTTTTATTCCAAGCACCTGCATCAAATCTAAATGCTATAGGTGATGTCTCAAAGTAATTACTTACTATTGGACTATCTGCTGCGAAAGCTGCTCTTTGATTAGTAAAGGCAAATGTATTAAAAATACCTACCGTTTTATTTCTTACATCAGTATCATTTCCTGTAGAAGGATATATACCCACTTTATTTAATATACCAACAGCAGTATCACCAGATTTTAATAAAATATCACTAGAGTCTATATCAACATGTGTAAGTTTACCAACAGTAAAAGTTATTGATGATATAGTTCTTGCTGTTGCAGAACCTGTTGTTCCTGAACCGTTATTACCAATATTTGTATCTTGTGTTGTTGAACTAAATTTAGTTCTTGTTAATGGATTTATTGATTTTCTTATATATTCACTTACCCAAGGCATCATGAATACTTCATATCCTGCGAAAAGATAAACACTTTCATATGGTACACCACCATATCCTAAAACATATCTATTATTTGGGTCACTAAATAAGCTATATGTATTATATGGTTCTTGATTAGCCCAAAACGGTGTTGTTGGAAAAGAACTAGCCTGTAAAAATACATTAGGTGTTGTAATTGGTGAAGTACCAATCGTAAATCCTGAAATAAAATTTTTAATTCCATTAATAGTCTGATTTGCTTCAGTCATTACAAAACTAGCATTTCTTCTAGTATCAGGAATAGTATATGTTCTAGTATTGTTTGATTGTGCTGTATATGTATATGAAGTATATAATGTAAATCCTGATTCTGTAATAACATCAAAAGATAAAACATTAAATACAGAATCTATAGAATATGATGCACCACCAAAACAACAATCACCCAAACTAATGTAACTTGCTGAATTATTTGAATTAATAAAAGTTTGAAGACCTGTACCTGTTATATTAAAATTAAATCCTGAAATAATGAAACTTGTTCCAGAAAAATATTGAGGTGTAATTTCTTCGTAACTACTAGTTACACCACTATTTGATATACCTGTTCCAAGAGGTGCAGTATGTGTACCTAATCTTACAGTTATACCTGAAATATTTGCTGATGTAAATGAACTATAAACAACAGGACTAGATGACCTATACATTGCTAAGACACCAACATCACCTGTTTGAACTTCTATTGGACTATTAATTGTAATTAAATCTGCTGCTTGAGTAACAACTGCTCTATTTGCGCCAGATATTGCTCTTCCTATAATATTTCTTCCACTAACATTAGATAAAACACCAACAGTAGTTCCTGTTGCATTTGTTGAACCTGTAATTGGTGGTATTGATGTAAATAATACTAATTCATTTAATCCTGCGCTTTCAGCAATTGTTAAATAATTTGATGTTATTGAACTTAATCTTCTAAATCTTAATTCATTTAATGTTTTACCGCTAAATACTGCTGCTGCTGCTACTGGACCAACATTAGCACCTGTTGTTGATGCTGATGTATCACTATAGATAAGTATTCTATTGTTTGATAAAACAACTTGAGTTCCACCACTACCTTGAATTGGATATAAGAAATAAGTTGAGCCTGTTTTTCCGCTAATAATACTTGTTCCACCTGTAAGTGAAACAATTTCAGTAAGACCACTTAAACTTGCACCTGATAATTCAACACTTACAAATATAGTACCTCCGCTTTCAAATACTGTTACATTTGAACCACCTGAAAGTGATTTAAGTATTATAGAATTATTTGTAATAGATGAAAAAATTGATATTCCACCTGCAATTGAGGTAACACCTGTAACAGTTTCAAGTTGTGGTTTAAATTTAGTACCATCAAATTTTAAAACTTGACTATCAGTTGCAGAAGATGTATCAATTTCGATATTTTTTACAAATAAATTATTATTTACATATGTATCACCTGAATTTGTTACACTAAAAGCATTACTTCTTGAACCATCTGAAATACCATTACCAATTATAAAATAATCAGTAGTATTTGGTGTATTATATTGACCAACAACGGTTTGCGAATTACCTGATACTATTGAATAGTATCCTAATGCAACAGAATCTTGTCCATACGAAATTGAATTTCTTGTCAATGCGAATGAAAAATCGCCAGGTGCTTGTGCATTAGTAGAATTTGGTAATCTTTGAATACCTGTACCAGCAGGGTAATATTCAAATACGGTTGTTGATGTTGCTTGAATTACTGTACTACCTGTTCCACCTGTAAAATTTGCAGGTACTAATATAATCCCAATTTCTAATTCACCACCTGATAATGAAGGAACTGATGGATTTATAATTGTAATTCCTGCTCTAACATATGGTGTTTGTGCTGTTGTTATGTAAACAATATCTAATCTACTTCCACCTGATTGTCCTGATAAAATATTTACACTACCACCTGAATATTCATATACATTTGAGCCAATTTTATATTTACCATATGATACATCATAGGTTAATCCACTATTATATGTTAATTGTAAACCTTGTAATATTCCTGAACCAAATGAACCAATAAGTCCAGGTGCAAATTTATTATTTATTGCATCGTAAATTAATAAATTACCATCTATTGCGTTTGCAGTATCAATTTCAATACTTTTTATTGAAAATTTTTCAAGAATATTTGTTTGTCCTGAAAATACTGCTGATGTTCCAGAATATTGTTTGAGTTGCCTTGAATAATCAGGTTTAGTATAGTATGGCATATATTAACAATTTACAGAGGGTGTAATAATTATATTTAGTTTATTGTTGATAGGTACAATTAATGTTTTTTCCTCACCATCTTTTGAAAATACAATCTTAAACTCACCAATATAAAATCCTGCTCTTGATGTATTCTTCTTTTTAAATTTATATTGGATTGTAAAATCTAGAAATTCTCTACAATCATTTTCTTGATTTAAGATATTATTGCTTAATGTATCTAAATTTACATGAGCAATGTCATTTAAAATATAGTATTTGTCACTTGTATCAAACATTGAAAATGTAACTGTCGCATTTTGAATTAATTCTAATAATTCTTTAAAATTTGGTGTCACAATTGGTTTGATTTCTAAAATAGGTAAATCAGTATTTTGTTTAATTACAAAATCTAATCTTTTTTCTGTTGTAAAATCAAAATATGACGAATTATCTAATTCAAACTCAAACATTACTTTTATATAAGTAGATAATTATGATGCTTTATTTTTCCAAGCGTTAGTATATTGTAAAAGGTCTTCCCTACTATATGTTTTAAGTAATTCATCCATAGCCTCAATTACTTCTTTTTGTGTAAATTCACATGCATCTTTAATATCATCAACCCAAGTGTTATTTTCAAGTGATGAAAGATATTTTTTATCGGATTTTCTCTGTATTTTCTTTACCATAATTGTAAATATTTATTTACTATAAGTAGTTTATAAATAATAAACCCATCCAAATTTTTAATATTCGGATGGGTCATTATATATGTTAAAATAGTTTAGTCGTTTGGTATGAATGTTATTTGATTAACTTCATGGTATGTTACACCTGCTCTATTTATTGCATATGCTCTAGCATAGATATAATTACCAAGTTCATTATTAAAATCAACATTATACATATCACTACCTATTATATTACCAAATATATTACCAAAATTTAGTTTATTATCAGCAATTGTTGGATTTGGTGTCAATGACCAAACAATACCAAACTCTGTAACTTTTGAACTACCTGAACTTGCTAATGTAACATAAAAATCAACTGTACCGTTTCCATTTACCGTATAATCATCTAAATAGACAGTTGGTTTAAATCCAACATAACTTTTTATTTCTATTGTTGTATTAAATAATAAACCATCATAATTATAATTATTTACCCCATCATATGCACTAGCCGAAAGATAAACAAAATCATCAATTTTACTTTCTGAATAAATAGCTGAAAAAAGTGATAGAGATACAAACGGATAAAAATCATAAGGTGTTAATTGTGAAGTAACAATAGATGTTTTTTCTCTTGGGAATGTTTGATTTCCATTACTAAAATATGCACCATATGCACCTTCTCCACCAAATGGATTAAGAACCCAAACAATTTCATCATCAAAACTATTTTCTAAAACATTAACAACTAATGTTGGTGTTTCTACTGTCAATTGAGAACCATTTGACCAATTTGTTGGATATCTTCCTGTTGCTACAAAATCAGTATTTGAATTTGTAGTTGCTCCAACATTTAAGAAATCATCACCTGCTACATAATTTAGTATCTTATAAGTTTCTCCAACGATTAATCCATTAAGTTGGTTAGATGTTATATCTTGTGGTGGTATATGTGTTAGTAATGCTCTATATGTTCTATAACCATTATCAAATCTGCTTTCTACATTTACACTATTTTCATTAATGTAGAAAATATCACTTCTATTTTCATATGTACCATTACCAACAACCATTAATGATTCAGTATTTGCTGATTTATTAAATTTACCTGATGCATGTTGATAGTCCTTTGTTGTTATTGTTCCATAACCTTCAGCATGTGAATAATTACCCAATGCTAGTGTACCACTACCTTCTGTATGTGAACCTGTACCAAGAGCCTGTGTTGCTATACCTTCAGCATGTGATGCATCACCAATTGAGTAAGTAGCACCTCTTGGATTAATATTGTATGGTAAATAAATATAACAAGAACCATTCAATGTTAAATTATCAAATACTACGGTTGTATATCCTGCCTCAAATGTTGATGCTGATATTGTAGCTATAACTCCACCATAAGTATTACTATCCTGTCTATCATCAAATATGATTGGACTACTAGCTACGAAAACATCTGTTAAGTCTTGCGTTTCATTTTCATTTAATACTGCAATACCATTTACTACATTTGTACTTCTATATCCTCTAGCACCTGCTAAGTTCATTATACCTTCTGTATGTGATGCCATACCAGCTGCAATAGCACCACCCATACCTGTAGAACCTTCAGAGTGTGAATAATCACCAATTGCTTGTGTATTATAACCTTCTGAATGTGACCCTGTACCAATTGCTCCTGTACTATCGCCTTCAGCATGTGAATTTGAACCAAATGTTGTTGTTCTATATCCTTCAGCATGTGAATTTGAACCAAATGTTTGTGTTTCACTACCTTCAGCGTGTGATGCAAATCCAAATCTTTCATAATTATTTCCATCAGGCCATGTTTGCTCATTTTCTATTCTAGAAAATCTTGGATTATAAATATAAATATCTTGACCAATTAAATATGATGAAAATGCTGAACCTGCTGTTATGTAGGTATATGTACCATCAAAACCTAGTGTTGTTGACCCTAAATTATTATATTCAATAGTTGTTTGAGTTTTATAATAGTATTTTAAATCACCAGGATTAAGATTGTAAAAAGATATTGAATTTGTTAAATCACCAAAACCACTATCTAATCTTAAAGTTGTTGCATCAACTACATTCGCAGGAATTGCATTTATACCTGCTTTTGTATTTTCACCTTCAGCATGTGAATTATCATGATTAGCTTGTGTTTCAGAACCTTCAGCATGTGATGCAGTACCTGCTGCTTGTGTTATTACACCTTCAGCATGTGAATGATTACCTAATGCAGCAGTTTTTCTACCTTCAGAATGTGATGATGTTCCGATTGCAACTGTAAAAGAACCTTCTGAATGACTGTAATAATAATTACTAGTATCTAATCTAAAAAGTACTCCAATATCGCTTAAACCACCATTTAAACCACAAAATACATTATTACTAATATTTGGTGCATATTGTAATGTCATTGTTTTAGCGGTATAATCTATAGATTTAATGTATGTTCTTGCCAATTGATTATAATTACCACCTGCACTTCTAACATAAGCAACAAGATTACCTACATTAAAGTTTGCAGTATTTGTAACTGTAATAGTTTCAGTATTTTCATCAACTGCTGTTATATAAGTATAGTAAGTTGGTGTAAATGTTGCACTACCTTCAGCATGTGAACCTTCACCTAAAGCAAATGTGTCATAACCTTCGGCATGTGATGCATAACCATGTGCCTCTGAATAATATCCTTCAGAATGTGATGCATAATTATATGCTTTTGTGTTACCACCTTCAGAATGTGTTGCAAATCCATCTGAAAATGTTGAATCACCTTCAGCATGTGAAAATCCTCCTAATGCCATCGTTCCTATACCTTCAACATGTGAACCTTCACCTAAAGAAATTGTATAATTACCTTCAGAATGTGAACTCTCACCTCCTGCAATAGTAAAGTATCCTTCAGAATGTTGATAACTCTTGTATGGAATTATATGAGTTGATTCAAGTGAAACGCAAGCAATTAATGCTTCACTTGTATTTATACCAGTATTTTGAAGATATATTGTATATGTCTGTGCTGATGGAATGTATGTTGTTGATGAAATAGAAAAATAATCATATCCGTAATTATCTTGATACTGTGAATCATCAAATATAATATAATTTCTATTATCTTTTTCTATAATCAGAAACTCATTTTGTTGATTTAGTCCAATATTTTCTATGGTGATTACACCATCAATAATGCTTGAACTATAAAATGCTCTTAAACCTGTTTGAGTATATCCACCTTCAGCATGTGAATAATCACTAAGTGCATTTACACTTACTCCTTCAGCAGTAGAATATGCACCTACTGTGCTTGAACCAAAACCTTCAGTAAAATAATAAGTTGCTTCTAAAGATGGTGAAAAAACAAATGTTGTTTTATCAGCATCAATATCATAAGTTATATCCGTTATAGTTGGTAAATCATAATAGTATTTATTTAAGTTAAAAGAATCAGGTCCATCTCCAATATAAAAACTAGTTGTTTGAATTGGTAATTCAAATATTAAACTTGAATAATCACCATTTACTGTAATTGTTGATGTTGTAGATGAAAATACATTTGAAGTTAAAGATTGATTATTATCTGTATAATCAATATAAAAAAATTGAAAATAATTAACAGACCCTGAGCCTGTAATATTTACTGCTCTATCTGTATATACTGCAAAGTCAGAAGATTGATTAAAACTATTACCTGTAAATGTACTTGTTCCACCGCTTGATGGTCCAAATGACCAATTAAGATAATGTCTTTCATAAACAGGTAATGTTTGTCCTGATGGTGGACCTGCAATAACTTTACCATTAATTTGCCAACCATTTCCAATACCAAACATTTCAGAAATCTGAATTGTTGCACTATTTGATGCATTACCTGCATATGTTATTTGTAATAAACCATTTTTAGGGGTTTGTTGTAATGCAGCCCACCAAACATCTCTACTTGTAGATGATGTATCACCATTATTTACTTTAATTTTTAATAAGTTATTTGGATTTAATGGGTTATTAGTTAATCCTGAAAATAGTTCAATATTAAAATAATTATCAGTAGGTGAAGGTTTATTACCAGGTGATATTGGTTCTGATAATAGCCAAATATAACCTTGATTTGAACTTGTTCCACCACTATTTATTACTGTAGTATCGCCTACATAAATTGTTGTTGCACAAAGTACACCAATAAATTTTACATCACTATTAATTTCTAGACTTTTTTCGGGTACGGTTGATTCAATTGCATCTACTTTTATTAAACTCATCTTTTTTTCTTTAAATAGTTATCGTATTGTTAAAATTATGAATAAACTCTAATTTCTACAGGTACTCTTATTAGACCGCTAACACCACCACTATTAACATCAGGTACTGGTGGATTTTCTATTATCAATCTACCTAAATCATATTTTGCAAACGTAACAGCACTAGTGTTAGTAATCCAACCTTTAGTCATATAAAACCCATCTTCTACATAACTTGTTTGCTGTTGTGTTTCTTCACCATTACCAACAAAAAATAAGGTTTTACCAACTGTTAAAATAGGTGAGCTAAATGAACCACGAATATAATATGGATTAGACATAATACTTGTAGTTGACCAAGTTGGTTCAATACCTAATTCATTTTGTAATACATTTACTGTTACAGCTGATGTTGTACTTGTATATGAAATTAAAGCCGTATATGAACTATATAATTTATTTGAAGTAACAACATTGCCTTGACTATCAACAGCCAATGGGTATAAGGTTGTTCCTGTTGGTACTGTTTTAATATTTAATTTATCAACATATACCGTATTTGCTGAATATCCAGTTATTGATGAACCTAGTACTATGGTATTTGTATCATATGCAGTACTACCACTACCATGTACGAAACTATAATTTCCTAATGCAATACTATTAATTCCACCTGCATGTGAACTTGTGCCACTAGCTATTGTTGACCAACCTTCAGCATGTGAATAATCACCATATGTTATTGTTCCAAATCCTTCAGCATGTGATGATTGACCAAATGCTTGAGAATATTCACCTTCGGCATGTGATACTATACCATTTGCTATTGTTAAATAACCTTCAGCATGTGAATAATTACCATTTGTTTTTGTTTGAAATCCTTCAGCGTGTGAACCATAACCATTTGCTCTTGTTAAATGTCCTTCAGCATGTGAAGTATTACCACTTGCTATTGTTAAATTACCTTCAGCATGTGAACTTTGACCAAATGTAACACAACCTTCACCTTCTGCATGTGAAGAAGTACCACTTACTATTGTTTTAAAACCTTCAGAATGTGAATATTGTGTTACTGCTGTTGTTTGATAACCTTCAGCATGTGAATAATCACCATATGTTATTGTTTGATAACCTTCAGCATGTGAACTTGTGCCACTAGCTATTGTTGACCAACCTTCAGCATGTGAATAATTACCATATGTTATTGCACTTAAACCTTCAGTATGTGACCAATTACCAACCGATAATGTATCATAACCTTCAGCATGTGAATTAATACCATTTGCTGTTGACTCATACCCTTCGGCATGTGAACCTGAACCATTTGCTGTTGACTTATATCCCTCGGCATGTGATGCTATACCTACTGCTGTTGTTTGATAACCTTCGGCATGTGATACTATATCATTTGCTGTTGTTTGATAACCTTCGGCATGTGAATAATTACCACTTGCTATTGTTCCTGTACCTTCAGCGTGTGAATAATTACCACTTGCTATTGTTCCTATACCTTCAGCGTGTGAATATAGCCCTGTTGTTAACGTATAATAACCTTCAGCATGTGAAGAAGTACCTGATGCTATTGTAAATTCACCTTCAGAATGTGAGTATTGTGTTACTGCTGTTGTTTGATAACCTTCAGCATGTGAATAATCACCATATGTTCTTGTTTGATAACCTTCAGCATGTGATGCTTCCCCATTTGCTATTGTTAAATAACCTTCAGAATGTGAATATGGACTATTTGTTTGTGTACCCAAACCTTCAGCATGTGATGAATAACCAAGAGAAATTGTATTAAATCCTTCAGCATGTGAAGAATTACCTAATGATTGAGAATATTGACCTTCGGCATGGGAATATTGTCCATTTGCTTGTGTGCGTATTCCTTCGGAGTGTGAATATGATGTTGATGCTGTTGTTAACCATCCTTCTGCGTGTGATGCATAACCAATTGCTTTTGTACTTTCACCTTCGGCATGTGCATAATATGTTGTTGCCGATGTTCTGTAACCTTCAGAATGTGAAGCAAGACCACTTGCTATTGTTTCTTGACCTTCAGCATGTGAATAATTACCACTTGCTATTGTTCTATAACCTTCAGCATGTGAATAATTACCATTAGTTGTTGCTGTTGTCTGTAAACCTTCAGCATGTGAACCTTCACCACAGGCTTTTGTTTGGTAACCAATTTCTACACCACTTGGATTACAGGGTGGACCTGCTGTTGTGCTATAAATACCTGTTTCACCGATTGTTACTCCTGATGCTCCACCTAATTGTAGATTGCTGTCAATTTGTATTTGATTTGTTGAAAATGATTCTATTGAATTTACTCTTATAGTACCCATATTTTATAGTATAGTTAAAACTGAATTTTCAGGTATACTTATTGTGAAACCTGAAGGTAATGTTATTATTGGTCCAATCATTATTGCATTTGAATTTTGTGGTATTTGAATGTTTTCTGAAATAGTTTGAGGATTACTATAAAAATTAGCTGAGACATTCATAAATGGTTCAGCAGTTGCTAAAGTATTTGCTAAATTATCAACTGTAACATTATATGTAGAATTACCTTCTTGTGCAGGTAATGCTGTATTTAATGTTGGTGTAATTAAATTGGGTAATTGTGTAATGGTTTTTCCTGTTATCATTTTATGTAAATTTTAAGTATTGATTTTCACCAAGTTTTATATATCCATTAGATAATCCTGTTAGGATTGCATCGTAAATATCTACTTCAATTGGTGGAAGTGGTGGTTGTGGTGCATTTGATTGAATCATTGTTGTTGTTTTTGTAAAAGATGGTAAGATTTCAATATCAAGTTTATAATTTAATGGAACAACGATAGTCTTTTGTTCTCCATATTTTTCAAAAATAATTTTAAACTCACCTCTAAACTTTCCAGCTTTAGCTGTATCTTTTTTACTAAATTTATATTGAATTGTAAAGTCAATAATTTCTCTACAAGTATCTTCTTGATTTAATTGTAGATTATTTTTTGTTTCGATATTTACAAAACCACTTTTATCATGTATTTTATAATAACCTCTTTCATCAGTCATTGAAAACAATACAGTAGCATTTTGAATAATATTAATTAATTCAGAAAAATTCCTACCTTTATAGGGTCTTAACTCTAATATTGGTAGTTCGCTATTTTGTTTTATTGAAAAATCCATTATTTTAATTTTCTAAAACCGTATCTATCAGAGAAGTAATTATAGTTCTTTTTGATTTCAGGGAAACCTAAATCAATATCATACATTCTAAGCCTTTGTATCTTTCCATAGAATGAACCATCAAAATTATCTTCAATAACAGATTTAATTCCTCTATTATATAATATTTCAGTACTAATTGTATATGAAGTTGTTCCTGTAAGGTAAACTACATCATATTCACGGAATGTAATATCGTCAAAGTAGAAATTATAATAAGATGTTATATTTTCCGCATTTTCAAATTTAACAACAGGTGTATAAGATGTATATCCACTTATTTCATTTGGTGTTACAAAATCAATTGATAAATAAGTCCATGTATTTGCAGAACTATTTGTATTATATGTAGTAGTAGTTAATACTTCAATTTCAGAACTTAATGGATTTATAAAATCAAAATAAATTCCTTTTTCAGTATTTGAATAATATCCATTATCATCATAAAAATATCCCTCTAAAACATATTTCTTATTTGGTTTTACTTCTAATGCATTTTCAAAAATTAATAAATTATTTGTTAATGAACTAAATGTTGTAGCTGTAGAAGATGAAATTGTATCTGGTATCAGATTATACTCACTAAAACTATAATTATCAATAAAAAATTTATAATTTTCTGTTATTGCAGTAATGTTACCTGCTTTTATTACAGGTGTATAAATTGTATATGAAGATATAACTTCAGGAGTGGTAAACTCTATACTTAAATCTAACCAAGTATTTGATGAAACACTATCATTATATGTGATAGATGTTATGATAAGATTTTCACCTGATAATGAAGGTTCAAAATCAAAATAAATACTCTTTGATTCACCACTTAAATAACTATTATCATCATAGAATTTTGTTGATAATGTATATTTTTTAGCAGGGTTAATATTTATATCTTCAAATTTAAAGATATTATCTGTAACTGATGAATATGTTAAGCCTGTGACAATATCTTGTTCATATAATTTGAAATCATCAAACCTAAAGCTATAAACTGAAGGGAAACAGTCACCAAAGTCAACTGTAGCACCTAATGTGTAGGCTGTTGAGCCTGTGATTATTGAAGGTGTTTTAATTTCAGTTCTTAATGTATACCAAGTATTAAAAGAGTCTGAAGATGTATATGCTGTTTTACCAAGAACTTCATTTTCACTATCTAAATTTAAAAAGTTTATTTCAACATATTTATATGTACCTACAAAACTAAAGAAATCATTAAATCTTGATTCAATTATATAAACTTTACTTGGGTTTATTGGTTTAGGGTCTGTAAGTGTAAAGATTGTATTAGTTGGTGAGTTAAATGTATTACCTGTAAAATCATTATTCCTAATATTTAAAATAAATGCAGATGGATTACCAACTTCACTAAATGGTATTGCTTCTAATGTTCCATCAACTAAATCAATGGTTATGCCTGTTGTGATACCAATTGTATGACCACTATCTTCAAATTCACCAAAATTACCATCATTTATAGTTAATGTATTAGATGTATATTGAGTTATCACAAGTGATGGTAAAGCAAGTCTAAGTGAACTATTTCCTGAGAAATATTGTTCTGTTGATACTTCTAATAATGCATTTATTGTTTCACTTGATACATTTTCAATTGAGGATTCAAATGTTTTTGTAATTGCACTTGAGAATACATAACTAAATCCTGTTAATGCAAGTACAGGTAGTAAATTATAATCTTCAGTATAAATTTCATCAAAATAAAACTTATAATTTTGATTTATACCTGTTGGATTATCAATAAACACATATGGTGTATAAGATGTAACACCTGTTATTTGAGTTGGTGTATTAAATTCAATCTTTAAATCATTCCAAACACCTGATGATGTTGTAGTTGTATAAGTTAAAGATGATACTACTGTATGTTCAGAATCCAATGATGGTAAGAATCCAATATAAACACCTTTAGTTTCTCCTGTATTATAACTATTATCATCAAAGAACTTAGCACTAATAATATATTTTTTATTAACTTCAGGAGTTAAAGCTGATAATGTTAATAGTGAATTTGTTAGTGAACTGAATGTAAATGATGTAAATGGTGTTAAAGGATAATTTGTTATTGAAAAATTATCAAAATAGAATTTATAACTTGAACTTATTCCACTTTTATTATATAATTTTGCAATAGGAATATAACTTGTAGAGCCTGTTAATGCACTAGGTGTGGTAAATGATAATGATAAATCAACCCAAGTCTGAGAAGATGTAGTTGTTGTATATGTTAATGAAGATATAATTATATTTTCAGAATCTAAACCCCCCGATAATTCTAAAATTACACCCTTATCTTGACCAGTTAAATAACTATTATCATCATAAAACTGAGTATTTAAGAAATATTTAGTATCTGTTGTAATTGTAAATGAACTAAATTTAACTAAAACATCTGTTGTTGATGATAATGTAAATGAACTGTATGTATCAATAGTTTCATATGATAAATAATAATTATCAAAGAAGAAATTATATCCTATATTATTAATAGTTAATGATGTAACACTTTCGCCACTTGTTCCACCTGTAAATATAAAATTAGTTACTGATGGTTCAGTCAAATCATTTTCATAATCAATACTAGTTGAAAATTTATATGTTGTATTACCTGTCATTGCTGATGGTGTTTTGAAAACATATGTTAATTTTGTCCAAGTATTTGCGGATGTTGTAGATGTATAAGTTTCAGCAGATAAAATAAGAATTTCAGGGTCTAATGCAGGGATTGTATCTAAATAAACACCTCTATTTGAACCTGTCCAAGTTTGTGCAATATTTTGTGTATATGCAGAAATATTAATTACATTACCACTAGCATTTGTTCCTGTATAAGCAGTTACAAAAGTAGTTTCACTTGTAGCAGTATAATTATAAAAATATCCCTCATAATAATAATATGTATTTGGTATTAATGTAACATCATTTACAAAATAGAATAAATTTTTATCAATACTAAAGAATGGTGCGTAACTATTTGGTTGTGGATATGGTGCAACTCTAAGACTTGATGAACCACTTAATACAATACCAGCATCAAAATAATATGCTGCTGTATTATTTGTGTCCATTCCATAATCTGAAAGGTAATCAAATGTACCACTATTACCATTTGTAATAACATTTCCTGTATAAACGGTAAGACCTGTTGTGTATGTAATTCCTGATGAATCACCAAATAATTTTAATGATGTTGTACTTGAATATTGGTTGGAATATTGTTCAGTACTTGATGTTAATATTGCAGCATCAATTTCTGTTGTAAATGGTGTTATATCACCCTCAAAATCATATAATACCGTACCACCTGAAATATATTCATATATTGTTTTAGTAGATGATGTTGATGCTGTTAAAACTAAAGAACTTAAACCTGAAAAAGTTTGTGCAGTTGTTGATGTTATTACTACATCTAGAATATCTGTTGTTATACCACTAATAGAACTTTCAAAATCAATATTACTTGAACTATTAAAGAAATAAGTATAACTTGTTGAATAACCTGTTAAATATGTAACTGAAAATAGTGGTTCAAGTGGTCTTAGTTGTAAAGAATAACTACCTGAATGTGTAAATGATGTAGTTGATGTAATAATTATATCATAAACATCACTTGTAACACCTGTTATTGTATTTTCAAATGTACCATTATCGCCATTTAAAAAATAATTTGTATTTCCTGAAACTTTGTATTGTTCAAATACAAAATCATCAAAAGTAAATTTATAGTCAATTGAAATTCCTGTTGGATTTACAAATTTAATTAATGGTAAATAACTTGTATTACCTGTTATTGCTGATGGACTTAAAAACTCTAATCTTAAATCAGTCCAAGTTTGAGTAGGTGTTGTTGTTGTATATGTTAATGAAGATATAATTATATTTTCAGAATCTAAACCACCTGAAAATGTTAAATAAACACCTTTAGTCTCTCCTGAATTATAACTATTATCATCATAAAATTTACCTTTATATACATATTTTCTATCAGGGATAATATTTACAGGATTAAAAATTAATAAATTATCACCTGTTGCGCTAAATGTAAAACCTGATGTGGAAACAATATTTTCAATAATTGCAGGTGAATATTCAATTATTGATATATCATCAAAATAAAACTTATAGTCATTAACTAAATCAAAAATATAGTCTACTTTAATTGATGGAATATAATTTGTAATACCTGTAAATGCTGATGGAGTTGTAAACTCTAAATATAAATCAACCCATTTTCTTTTTTCAATTGTATTATTGTATGTAATTGATGTTAATTCTGTATTTTCAGGGTCTAAACCACCTTGGAAACTTAAAAATACTGATTTGTTAGTGCCTGAAAAACTATTATCATCATAAAACTTAGCAGTATATACATATCTACAATTTGGATTAACTGTTATACCTGTTGTACCAAATATTGGTGTTGGTAAAGTATTAATTAATAGTAAATTGTTAGTATCGGATGTATATGATATTGTGGATGCACTAGAATTACTTAATTTTAAAGTTGTTGAACATTGATAAGGATGGTCAGCACTTATTTCAACTAAACCATTAATAACTTCAGTAGTAACATTTCCAGCTTGGTAAATATCATTAATTAAATTTGTGCTTGCGCTAAAAGTTGTTGAACTAATTACCGTTGTCGGTTTAACATTCATTAATAATTTTGAATTATCCTGGGATAAAACTGTAGTAAACAAATTATAAAGAACATCAGTAGTAATACCTGTTATAGATGCTTGTAGATTATTTGTATCTCCATACTCTATTTGGCTAGTTCCACCTGTTAATTGAACATCATATTCATCAAATATAAAGTTGTCAAAATATAATTCGTAAAATCTTGTTGCTGCTGTAATATCTTCTACTTTTACAACAGGTGTATAAGCTGTTAGCCCTGTAATAACTTGTGGAGTTTGAAATTCTAAACTCAAATCAATCCAAGTTTGTGGTAAATCTTCTGTTGTTAAATATGTAGATGCTGTTATTACGGTAATTTCAGAATCTAACCCTTCTAAAAATCCAAGATAAATGTCATTAATATAACAATTAAAACTATCATGGTCATATATTTTAGCAGAATATATATATCTTTTATTTGGTTGTATTGAAATTGGTTGTGTAAACTTCAATAAATTATTAGTTATTGAACTAAATGTTGATGCTGTGTAGTCATTGTAAGTTAATAACAATGAACCACTTCCTGAATAAACTTCTGTTGAACTGCTTAATAATAAGCTATTTACGACATCTGTACTTACATTATTAATAGCTGTTTCAAAAGTACCAAAATCACCATCGTTGAATAGTGTTTGTCCTGTTACTAATGTATAACTATATCCGCTTAAATTTTCAATACTATAACCACTTTGATAAATAAATTCTCTACCTGTAATAATATTTTCGGTTACAGTTGCTGATGAAAATGCATCAACATAAGAGTGTTTTAATCCCCAAGTTCCACCACCCCAATTTATTGTGAATGGTATACCTATTTGTTTATCTGCGTCAATACTTAAAGGTCTTAACCAAAAGAATTCTTCAGTATTATCAACTTCATGAAATAATTTACCGTTTACAAAGATTTTAAAGAAACCATCTCTTCTTGGAACACAATCAATTAAATTATCACCTTCATAATCTTTGATTTTTCTACAATATCTAAATGTTGTAACAATATTTGTCCAACCTGTAGTTTCTATTGGATTATCAGTTTTATATTCAGCAGTAAAGCCAGATGTAATTAAATATCTTAATGATATTGTCTTATCATTATTAAATTTTAAACCTGCTGCATTATATTCAACATCGTTAAAATAATTATTTATATCATAACTAATTTTTGATGTATCATCATTTGCACCTGAAAATGCAATGTTAAACTTATTTTCAGATTTAGCACCTAAATATAAAAAGAAGCCATCTGTAAATGATTGTATATTATCAAATGTATCTTGGTCAATATATAACCAAGTATCTATTGTAAAACCATTATCAGTTCTATATTTTGAAAGTTGGTAGTATTTATCATGTAATTTAAAATATGTACTTAAATAACCACCCGATAAAGCAAAAGAATTTCCTTCATCGCCTGTATTTAATGACACTTGTGGAAATGTTGTATTCCCTTCCGAATCATTATAACCTAATCTTTGAAGGATTAAGTTTCTATCTCTTTTTGTAAAAGTTTTTGTTTGTGTTAAAGATGTTGCAAGACCAAAATCGTACATTGTTTGACCATATCCTGTTAAAGTCAGGTCGGACAAAATATAATTTTCCCAAAATGTTAAACTAGTTACAGAAAATCCTGCATTATTGTCAAATGACTTTATATTTGAAATATCAAAATCAAATATAATGTTATCTTTGGTAAGTCCTGTATTATTGAATATCATTCTATTTTATATATAAATAGAAAAATATTCAAAAAATGACGTAAGTATTTTATTTAATTTTTTAATTCTATGAAAGAATTTCCATTTTCATCTTTATCAACCATAATAAGATAATCTGGATTAATTATATCACCATATGCATGCTCAATAATTAAGATTTTATCAATATCTTGTTTAACTTTATTCATAAGATTTATAAAGTTAATTGCATTTCTTTCAGAGAGTTTACCAAACAGTTCATCAAGTAAAAGAATGTTCGGTCTTGACCTATTATTCATAAATCTTAATGCAAGTCTAAGGCAAATACAAGCAAATACTCTTTCCATTCCTGAACCTGAAATAACATTCTGAATAATTTCAGGAGTATCTTTTTTTGACATTTGAAAAAAGAGTTCGTTATCAAAGAATACATTAAAATCAATATCTTCAGTATATCCTTGAAGATACATATTTACTTTTGGAATTAATTTTTTTAATAATGTGCTTGGAATACCTTCTCTGTGAATACAATTCTGATATTCTTCTCTGATTAACTCTTGTCTTTGTTGTTCTAAATATTTTGTAATTGTATCTTTATAGTTTTTGATTTCATTTTCAGCAAATTCAATTTTATATTTAAAATCATTTACTTCTTTTTTTAATGATTCTTTATCATCTTTAAATTCATTTACCTTTGTTTTGTATGTATCAATTTTTGATTGAATCTTTTTATTTTCTTCAATATAAACTATATTGATATCATATCTTTTTAAGATATCATTTTTTTGAGAGATTTTTAAGTCAATATTTTCAATATGCATTGGAATATTATCATATTCCTGTTTGAATTTATTTCTTTTTTCAATCTCTTTAATAATTAATTCAATTTTTGTAATCTTTTCCTTTACTTTCGTAATTGAAACACTTTCTTTTTTAATATCATCCTCAAAATTCTTTATTAATGATTTTTTACTTTCAATCATTAATTCTTTATCTTTGTTTTCTTCTTTATATTTATCAATATTTTTATTGATTGACTTAATATCTAATTCATATTTCTTTTTGAAAGTTTCTTTTTTAATATCATTCTGAATTTTTTGAATGTCTTCTTTTAATTTATCAACCTTTACCCTAATTGATGCAATTGCATCTTTATCTTTTAAACGATTACAACTTGGACAAACTTTACTGTCTTCTAATAAAGAAATTTCTCTTTCAATTAAATCAATTTGTCTTTCTAAGGCAAGTCTATCATTATCAATTTGAGAATCAATTTTTGATAATGCTATATTATCTTTATGTATATACCCATTTATAACGGCAATATCATTTGTTATAATATTAATTTCTTTATTTAAGTCTTTTATTTGGTCATTTTTAGAAATTAACCAACCATTAAATGAATTTGATTTTTCCTTTAAAGAGTTATAAAGTTCTTCATCCAAAACAAACTTATTAAGTTCTTCAATTTGTTTTAAAAGGTCTTTCTGTGACCTTTTCTTTTCTTCTTTATCATCAATAAGTTTATTAATTTCAGATTTAACATTATTAATGTTAAGATTGATTAATTGGTTATCAATTGATTTTAATGTTTTAATCGTATTTTCAACATGTGTTTCCCCATTTGAAATTCTTTCATTTAGAACATTAATTTTATCTTCTCTATCAATTATATTATTTTCCCAATCTTCAATATAGACTTTTGCATCCTCAATAAGTTGATTATATCTATCAACAGAAATATTTAAAAGACTTTCTTTTTTATATTCATTTTTCTTATATATTTTGAATACTTCAAGTTTCTTTTCAAATATATCAAGACCTGTATCTCTTAGAATTGAGTCTAAGAATTTTGCATGGTCAGTTGTAAGAATATCATTTAAAGTATCAGCATTAATTAAGGATTTTGTGATAAATTCATCAAAATCCCCAATTGAATGTTCAATTAATCTTTGAGTATTAGTTTTATCTTGTTCTGAAAGATTATTTTCATCAATAATCTCACCATTTGAGTCTAATTTATTGAAATAAGTCTTTGTTGAACAAGAAGTGATGTCTGTATGTGTTTTATCCCATTTTCTTTCAGTCCTTCTTCTAATTGCATAGTCTTCACCATTAATTTCAATGATTAACTGAACTTCTGAATAATCTTTTTTGTTATTGTTGTTGATAAATTTATTATCTCTGTTCTTCTCTTTTTTGAGAGTATCAAAGGTAGTACCATAAAGACCATATGTAATAGAGTTTAAAATATTTGAATTATGAACTGCAATATTGTTAGCATAATATTCACCAATACCTTCAACTTGAATATCTACTAGGTCAATAGTTGTATGTGGGCATGTTGAAATTCTAAAAATATTTTCAATTCCATCTTTAGTTTTGACTTTAATGAAAGGACATTCTTTTCCAATTTCATCAAATGATTTAAAAAGACCTAAATCTGTTCTAATAAGATGGTCTTTAGATATTGATAATCGTTTTCCTTTTTCCGTTTCTAGTGTCCAAAATTGAGAATCCTTTGATGTGATATCATAGGCAAGAATTTTTGAATACCCACATGGGGTTTCAACCTCAATATTTAATTCAGGAAGTAAATCCTTTAAAAATCTAAGATTTTCAATCTTTATTTGTTTCTCTGTCATTTTCAAGTAAAGGAAAAATTTCAATAATATTTGTCACCCTATTGTTATAATTCTCATGTTTCTTTTCAGGGTCAAAAAGAATAATTTTAGTATTTTTAAACTCTAATTCAGATAATTTTGGATTAGCAGTTAATATATAATCAAAGTTTTCATTAACATACTCATCAAATTTATTATAAAATCTTATTTGGTCAAAATAAAAACCTGCTGAAAAGTTTGATATATAAAAAGCTGTAAGATTTCTAAATTTGTGTCCTTCTCTTGATATCATTACTGTTTTATATCCATTTTCGGATAATTCGGGATAGATTTGATTTAAATGTGCAATCAATTCTTTTGATGGTAGTGTTGATTTAGCAAATAACTCATAGGAGTATTGAAATAAAAAATCTTCTAATTCATCATTTTCAAAATGGAATGAAAGTAGAGGGTTAAAGGGGTCTATTGGATAACCTATAGACCTATCAGCGTATTCAATCTGATAATATTGTTCAAATTTCTTTATGAAATCTCTTAAAATCCCATTCACTTCTATTGCAAAAGTCTTCATTTGTCTAAGTTTTGTACAAATATATAAAAAATTATCGTATTTTAATTAAAATTTTTAAAAATGAACAGACTAGAAAAATTAAAAGAATTATTTTCTAATATTGAAAGCAATAACTTCAATATTTATCTGTATGTTCCTTCAATTCCTGAGAATGTTTATTCAATGGCAGTTGAAGAGATATACAACATTTGTTATCTATTAAGAAAAAATAGTTACAATGCGTTTCTCATTACAGGTGAAGATGAAAAAGAACCTGAATTTAAAATTCCAACTTATTTAAGGGAGGAATTAAGGTCATTACCACATCTTTCACCAAAAAAAGATAATATTAATGTTACACCAAATGATATGATGATTGTTCCTGAGTTTTTTGTTAATGTAATGCACCAAATTTCAGAAGCAAAAATTCAATGTGAAAAAATTGTTCTTTGTCAATCTCAAACATATATGCTTGATTCTCTTCCACCAAATCACACTTGGGCTGCATGGGGATTCAATACAATTCTAACAACATCTGAGCAACTTAAAGAATTTATTCAAAGAAATTCAAGAGTTAATTACAATATTCAATCATATGAGATTGGGATTCCCGATTTTTTTAAACCTAAAAAAATTAAGAAACCAATTATTATGTATTTCTCAAGAGAAGATAATAATATTAAAAGATTATCTAAGATTTTCTTTATGAAATATCCTGAACTTTCTTGGGTATTATTTGAAAGAGTTCAAGGTGCTGAACCATTTATTACGAGAGAACAACTTGCTGAAAAAATGGGTGAAATTCCTGTTCTGCTTTGGCTTGATAGAGATGCAGGATTTGGTACACTTCCACTTGAAGCTATGAAAAGTGGTGCTGTGGTTGTTGGTTTGATTCCTGAAATTGAAAAAGATTATACAAAAGTTGATGATACATCTGTTTGGTCAAATTCACTTGAAGTTCTTGCTGAACAACTTGGTGTTGTTATTAAAGAATGGATGGTTGATAATATACCAGATAATGTTTATCAAAACATGAAAAATGTTTCTGAAAAATATAGTCTTGAAAACAATGAAAAAACATTAATTTCTGCTTTTTCAAATATTATTGAAACCAGAAAAACCTTAATTAAAAATGCAATAGAAAATACAAATGAAGATGAGCAATAAATTAGATTTAACAGTAATTATTCCAGTTAATAAATTGGAAAATGATTTAGACAAAGAATTGTTTGGTGTAACAATTGATTCTATTTTTAACCAAAATGCTAAAATTACACCAAAGGAAGTTATTTTGATTACTAATACAGAAACAAATAAATTGATTGACTTATCAAAATATAGTGATATCAATGTAATAATTAATGATGAAACATCAAATAACTATCAAAGTCAAATTAATAAAGCGGTAAATGAAGTTAAAACAACATTTTTCATGATTTTAGATGGAGATGATGAATTAACACCACTTTATTTTAAAAATCTATCAGACCATATGGATGAAATGCCAAATGTTGATATGTTTTTACCAATTATTGCTGATGTTACATTAGATAAAAAAATTCATCGCTATATTAATGAAATTAATTGGGCAAAAGATGTAACAAATGATAGGCATGGTTATTTGGTTATGGAAACATTGATGAATTACAATCTTGTTTCAATTAATGGTGCTGTAATTAAAAAAGAGAAATTTGAAGAAGCAGGTGGACTGAAAGAATCAATGAGATTAAGTTTTGTTTATGAATTCTTAATGCGTTTTACAAACATTGATGGTATTACTTACACTATTCCTAAAATTGGTTATTTAAGAAAAATTGGTAGAGAAAATAGTTATCTAACTGAAATTAGTCAAATGGATGGTGATGAGGTAGCTTTTTGGTGGAACTTAGCCAAGAAAGAATATGTTTGGCCTCATGATAGAAATAAAACTTATGTAAAGAAGCAAGAAGCACCTATTATTTAATAATGGCTGAAAAAGGTAGACGAGGGAGAAAGGCTAAACCAGGGTCTGTAAAAGAATATTTTACTGATGCAACAGAAAGGGCTATTATAAGATATAATAGCCCCGACTGTTCATTAGATGAAAAGAATGAAATCTATGAAAAAGAAATTCATAGAGCATTAAAAAAACTTGCTTATTTTACAGCAAAATCTTATTTTCTTTATTTTTCAAGACGCTATACTATAGAGGATATGGAAAATGACCTTTTAATTTTTGCATTTAATAATCTTCATATGTTTAATCCTGAAAAGATTAATAAACATGGTGTTAAATCAAAAGCATTTTCCTATTTCTCTACAATTTGTAAGAATGAAGCAAAACACATTTCAGAAAGAAATTTTAATCAAGATAAATCTAGTGATGATGTAATTGAAAATCTTGATTTATTTGAAAGGGATATAACATTATCATATTGTATTGATGAAAATTTTGAGGAAAATACAGACATTAATTATATTAAGATTGTATTCTTGGGAATGTGTAATGAAATAAAGAATAAAATTGAAACAGATAAAGTATTAAAAGAGATTGATGTTAATGTTGGTTATTCTCTCATTTCAATTATTGAGAATTTTAGATATATTAATGAACCAACAGAATCAAAAATGAGTTTATTTTTTATAAATAATAGAGTAATTGATATGATTTGTGAAATTACAGATAATAGATATAAAAAACAAGATATTAAAAAATCTCTAAAAACATTTAAATGTTTGTATAGTAAGCTAAAAGATGATTATATGAATAATTGACTATTTATGAGTAAATAACCCATGATGGATGAATTTAATTTATATAATGGTTTCATAGATGATAATACTTTCGCAACATTACCATTTTTTAAAATTGACGAAAGTGATGAGGATATTTATATTGAATGGAATATAGGGAATAGACTAGATGTACTAGCCTATAAATATTATCAAAATGCTGCATTATGGAAATTCATTTTACTAGCAAATCCTCAATACCTATGTGAAGGTGATATAAATATTGGTGACATTCTAAGAATACCAATGCCAAAAGAAAATATGTTTTCTATTATAAATAGAAGAGTTGATATATCAAAAAGATTTTAAACATATACTATAGAAGTATTGTTATCCATTTTTTCCTCAACAAATTTATAAAATTTATTATCCATAATAATATTACCCAATTCTTTGGGTATATATATTATTTTTATTTTACCATCAATAATTACCTTTGATTTCTTTTTTTCATCCAATGATGAAAAGATTAACATCTCTTTGTGTTTAAGGTAAACCATCTACCTCTAACTTAACCCCAAGATATCTGTTCTTGATAAATTCTATAAATGCTTTTCCTGTTGAGTCTGAATCTTGTAGTTTAAAGTAATCTTCAGGTTTAACATTATCATATTGATATGTCATATTACCTTTTACAAAAGTTACATATAAAGTATTATTGGTTGTATCATAAGTTGATGATACGATGTTTGATGAATCGTATGTTGCTTTAACGATTCCATCTTCTTGTTTTACATTTGTTGTCATAAATTTAGTAATTCTTCGTGAAGTTCTGATATATTATCAAAAGTTTTATTGTTTTCTATATTAAATTTTATTTTTAATTCATCAATTAATGTTTCGCTTGGTTTTTTGATTTCCATTAAAACATCGGTCCTACCTTTTCTTTTAATTGCATCATCAATTTTATCAAGTTCATTAGTTGTTATGATAAATATAACATCATTTGGTGTATATATACCATCTAATACGTTTAAAATACAAGAAAGTGAAATCTTAATATCAGATTCTTTCTTTTCTTCCTTTTTTCTATTAATATCATCCAATAAACAATCAATATCTTCAAATAAAACTATTGATTTTTTTGGTCTATCTGAAATTAATGCAATAAGGTTTGCATCTGTCATATCTTTAGAAAGATTAATTGATAATATATCTCTTTTTGTATAATTAGATATACCTAATGACAATGATGATTTTCCTGTTCCTGGAGAACCATAGAAAAGATATGTTCTTTTATATCTGATACCATATTTATCATATTTTTCTTTTGATAAATTAAATCTATCTAAATCATTTTTAAGAAATTCTGATACATTATTATCAAGATAAATATTATCAAAAGTCTTATTTATTACTCTACCTGCACATTTTATTTCACCATTAAAATTATAAAAGTATTTTATATATTTATTACCATATGTTACATCAACATAATCTAATAATTCTTTTAAAATAATCTTATTTCTACAAAAAATCATAAACATATGTTTACTATTCTTATAGGGTGTCATGCTATTTTGTATATTTTCAGCATTCTTTAAAACTAAAAATCTATTACCTTTAAATTTAAAATAAACAAATCCTGAATTATAAAACATATTTACATTATTATTATCTTCTCCTGCAATCCAACCATCAAAAAATGTTCTGTAATAAAGATTTTTAACTGAGTTTTGTTTTTCTGATAGAATAAAATTTTGAAATGAATAAAAGAAAAAAGAACTTTCTTCAATCTTCATTGAACAGATAATTCTATCTCTTAATGTTGTTAAGACAAAAAGAAAAAATTGTTTGAAGTAAACTAATGTACCTCCAAGAATGAGTGTTAATAATACAGTTTTATCCATTTATTTTAAATAAGTAATCGTTATGTGTGCCATCCCAATGTGGGTTATCTTTATGATTAAAATTAGTTAAATTTTCGATTAATTTATAATTTTTTTCTCCCATAAAATCCATAATTTTTTCTAAATCTTTTGTATAGATTTCTATAACAATCCATGTTGGACTACAATAATCAAAATCTAAACCATTTAATACTTCATATTCATGTCCTTCAACATCTAAAGAAAAAAAATCAACTTTATTAATATTATTACTTTTTAATATTGTTGTTAATGTTTTAGATAGAACTTTATAATTACTATTTCTTGTTAATCTTTCACCGTTAATACTACTCATTAAACTACCATCAAAATCACCATCTATTTCTTTATTTTCATTTTCAAAAGATGATAATAAACAATTTTCAAAAATATTTAAATTGCCCCTGTTTAATTTACATGCTTCAAAAGCATTAATGGATGGTTCTATCAAAATACCATTCCAATTTTTTTCATTCTCCAAGCGAAGGGTATTGCTTTGTTTTACACCATCATTTGCACCGCATTCAATATAAAACCCATCATTAAAGTTTAATAATTGAAATATCTTATCATTAAGTTCCATAATTAATTTAAAAATTCAGGTAAATATCCAAGTTTATTTATTATTTCTTCTTTGTTATATTTAATATTAATCTTTGTTTGAGGATGAACACATTTTCCAACTTGATTTTCCCCATAAATTTGGATAATTCCATTTTTGTCTACTAAATCAAGTTCATATCTTTCACCATGTGATTTAAAGTTATCTAGTACAATCTTTTTAACTTTCCAATCATAAAATTGATTTTCTACATCCTTTTCAATTAATGATGTTATTTCATTATCAAGTGATAAAACATCTTTTATAAAGTCTTCTTGATGATTTTTAGCTTTCAAAAAGTTTATAAACTCTTGTCTTACACTATCATCATTGTTTAAATCAATAGTTTCATCAAATTCTTTAATCTTTAAAGATTTATTGAGAATCTTTGATTTATCAAATTTAATGGTGGCGAATTCGCCATATTTAGATTCTAAATATTTCTTAATCTTTTGTTTATTTTCAACATTAAATGTTGAATATTGGTCCATCCAATGGATTTTAAGATAATTATGTTTTCCAACATTTTTAAGTTCAATGTTTAGATTTTCATAATCATAATCTTCATTGATATAGATATTAAAGTATTTATAATCTGAGATTATTTCTTTCTTTTCAAAAGTTTTTGCTTCAATATCCCATAAAAGATAACCATGAAAAGCATTATCACCTTCACCATAATTGGTACAATATAATGATGATGGGTAAGCAAAAAACTCTTTTCCATTTTTTTGATATGATTGTTGGAGATGTATATCTCCTGCCATTACAATATCACCTTTAAAATCAGCAAGAGAAACAAGATTACTATCGGTATGGAGTTGTCCATTTTGAAGGTAGCATCCATTAATTGGGTCATGGAAAAGGTCAATATAATGCTTATTATTATTGCGCTCTTCTTCATTGAATTCAAGCCAAGGGGATTTTCTATCAGGGTGATACCAAACAGCGAAAACAATATTATCAAGTTCAAAAAAACCTGTTGAATCATAGTAGTGTATATTAGGATTGTTAATAATCTCAACAAGCATCTTAATTGATGACATTCTGTTAAGATTTGATTTCATTATATCGTGATTACCATCAATAATAACCACAGGTGCTATCATAGCACAAGAGTTTAAGAAATCACCTGCAAGTACATTGATTTCATTAAATGGTTTTACATAATTATGAAAAAGGTCACCTGCAATTACAATTAAATCAGGTCTGTCCTTAATTAAGGATTTAATTGTGAGACTTGAAATATGTTTTTGTTCTGATAGTCTATCCAAATTATTTTGAAAATGGATATCAGCAAGGTGTGCAATTTTTTTAATCATATTTTAGATAAAGAAACTGTAGTATTAAATTTAATAATATTTTCCAAATATTTTTCCTTGAATGTTTTATTATATCTCTCACAAAATGAATCATTAAGCCAAGGCTTATGAAATAAATGAACACAAATTGTTTTATCGTTTATATTAGGATGACCAATAAATTTATCATTTTGTATCGATATTGTATTTTTATTAAAATACAAATTTAAAATTGCTTGGTCTGTTCCTTCTTCAGATAAATGATTATTAATATGTTTGTATTTTTTAGTTAAAAAAATTATCTCAGATAATGTTTCTTTTTTAATAAGATTACTATTAAAATATAAAAAACCAGCATTAAAACCAAATTTATGTATATCATAAATATTTTCTAATTCTTTTAATTTTATTTCTCTATCGTATTTACTCATTCTTTGGCAAAAATATTCGCTAATAGCCCAAGGTTCAAGCAAAACTAATATGTCATTTTTTGAATCTTTTAAATCAATAGTAATTTTTTCTAAGTTATCAAAAATTATAATGTCTAAATCTAGATACATTACATAATCCCATTTTTTAAAAAAATAATCAAAAATATAAATTGTTGGCATAAATTTATTAGTTTCATTTATATGAAATAAATAAACACCTAATTTTTTAAAATCAATTAAATCAATTTCATCTATATTATTAGCTATTAAACAAAAATCATAACACCATTTACCTTCTTGCTTGCAATTTATAATAATTGATTTAACATGTTCTAAATAATTTTTATCTGCTGCTAAAACTATAACTTTTTTCATTTTTATGTAAAACTTTTTACTGTTAATTTATTTGTATCAAAATTATTCCAAATTTTATAATAATTTTCTATTGTAAAAAAAGATGGATTAAAATTTGACCAATCATCAATTACAAATATAGGATAATTTTTATAAAAATCAATATTTATTGATTTTGTCACTATTGGTATGGTTTTTAAATATAAACCCTCCCAAGTCTTGTGGCAGTCAATTCCATTTCCATTTGGAGAAACAACAAAATAACTTTTAGATAGTTCTATTAAATAATCTTTAAATGGTAATTTATTTTCCATTTTAAAGTCATGTTTATTTAATTCATTTATACAATAACTTCTTTCGTTTATGTTTGTGTTTATATCAAAATTTAAATATATTAGTTTTTCTTTTTTATTATTTTGTGATATTATTTCATTTAAAATATTTTCATCACCATGAGGCCATATTTCATTTGCTATTCCAATTGGTATTGATTTTAATTTAGGATGAGATATGTTTATATTTTGTCCATACCATTCAATTAAATTTTTATCATTTAAATACTGAATATGTGATTCATTTATTGATAAATCACCATTATGTGTAAATAAAATATATGGTATGTCTTTTTTAATTTGAAAAAAATGATGTATAAAATCAATTTTAACAAAAATTTTAATTATTTCATTTTCTTTTGGTTCTAAATTTTTAACAAATCCATGTTCATCATATGAATAATGGCAATTTTTTTTAAATTTATTTCCTGTTATGAAATTCATTAACTTAATAAATTTACTAACTTGTCTACTTCTTCTTTATGTTGTTTATATGGTCTTAAAAGATGTGAGTCAATGTAATAGTCAAAATTTACCAAACTAGGATTGTAATTCCAATATAGTCTATCAATTCGGTGATTTGCAGGTCCATATGTCCAACCTCTTGAAAGCAAGACTATTTCTTCTTTATTATTGTATTGTTGAATTTTTTCAAATAAATATTTTTGGTCGGTTGACCAGCCTTGATTTCTATTGTTAAGTCTATTAACAAATTCACTCCATTCGCAATTTAAGTCTAATATTTCTATAAATTTTGAAGGATTTGCGATGTTATAACACATAGGATATTCCTTATTATTTAAACATTCATAATTATCTGAACTCATTACATAGAGTTTATTATCATCAAAAAAATCTACTTGATTTATAAAATATTTTCTAGATAATGGTATCATATCTATATCAGATATAACACAATTATCATCTAAAAATTTAGTTATATAAAATCTTACAATTTGTGATTGTAATCCTGTATCAATATTATCAATTGATTTGAATTTTTTTATTAACCCATATTCATCTTCAATAAAATCTGAATCTTCATCACAAATTAAAGCTAAAACAGGTGTTATATTAAATATTGTTTTCCATACTTTTGAAACAACAGGCCAAAAATCTATATATAATGGATTTAAGTTAGACCCGACAATTGCATACTTAATTTTCATATTTTATTTTTTTTATTGTAAATTTCTATTATTGGTGTTCTTTGGTCACCTGCTGGTTCATCATCACCCTGAATTGCTTCACCTATAAAAGCAAAATTATTTGATTTTCTATCATGATTTATTGGTTTAGCATATGATTCATGATTATAATACTCATCATGAACTAAGCAATTATTTATAGTATATGGATAAACGATATCTCTTAAAAAATGTTGGTCAATAGCTTTATCATGCGTTCTAAAATTTACTCTTAGATAATCATTAATAATGTCTCTAAAATTTAGTATTGTATTTCCTTTTGCACCCCACATACCTGCATTCATAGCCCACCAATGTCCAATAGGATGGTCTCTAATAATATGGAAATTTTTTCCTGATTCTATCCATTCTGTTACTGCTATTACATCTCTTTCTGATATTCTAGAATCACAATCTCTACAGATATAATATTCAAGATTTTCTTCATTCATAGGTAGAAATCTCCACATTGAATTTATATATCCATGATTGGTATCTTTTTTTATTAATTTTACATCAAGATTTATTAATTGTTCAATTATTTCTTGAGGAACTGTATCATTATAATAAACCCACATTTCCCAATCAGGGAAGTGTATTTTTTTTAATTCAGCATTTCTAATGCAACCAATAGTATACATTGGATTTGAACCATATAAAGAAAAAGATATAACTTTCATAAATTAATTATTATAATGTTTAACCGAATCTTCAATTAATGTTTTATTTTCTCTTATTGATTTATCAATAAGTCTATTAATTGCTTCTACTAATTTCGGTCTTTTATGTTTAAAACAAATATCTAATTTTCTTTTAACATCTGCTAAAACTTCATCATTATCTGTAGTTTTATATGAATCTTCTAAATACCACATTCTACAATGAAGAATACATAATTTTTCAATTATTTCACCAAAATTATCTGTTTCAATTAAATCAGATGGTACACCTGTATCTTTATTAATGTTTAGTAATTCTTTAATTTTAATGTTAATAAAATTATCAATTGTATTTCCTATATTATCCATATTAATTTAAATTCTCTAAAACTTGATTAATGTTATTATAATTTATTATTTCAGCACCAATAAAATTGCTTGCATCACCATGATATAAAATATTATCATTCAAATTTGAACGACTGAAATCTAATATATGATGTTTTCCTTTATGACTTAATAGTGCAATCATTGAACCACCACTTAAAGGTCCAATAAAACCAATACATTTATCTGATGATAAATATGTATTTGCTTGTGATAATGTTAATTCATTTTTACCATACTTTTCACCAATTGAATTTGCATTTTTACCATAAATAAAAAAGTCATAACCCATATTTATAATTTTTTCAATTATTGCAAAATAATCATCAATTGAAACATTTCTATTACCACCCCAGGGTCTTTCTCTATAATGAATTATAAAAAAATTATTTTCTGCATTGGGTATGATTTCTTTTTCTGTATCTAATATCTTTTCAATAAGATTTTTATCTAACATATCAACACTATTATCATTATTTATGATAAAATTATAATCACTTGGATAAGTAATAATTTCCATATCTGAATGATTCATATTTATAAAATCTTCATATGCAATAACATTTTTAAAAATGCTTTCATAAAAAAACATTCTATCTCTTAATGTAACAATTGTTGTATCTTCATTAGAAATTTCATTGCTCAAAAGTTTTTTTATAATAATAATTCTACTAGTACCAATTTCCCAACCTAATTCCCAATATTTTTCCAAAAGATTACTATCGCTATTTCTAGTAGCTGTAAAATTTTCTGATTTTCCTAAAATATAATATTTCATATTTATTTAAATAAAAAATTATAATTTTCAAAAAAATAATTTTCTGGCATTGTTAATTTTAGTGCTAAATTATAATTTTCTTCAATATTATAATTTGATACACCATTATTAATAATTTCTTCTAGTTCATTAATATTAGAAAATATTGGTATGTTTTTAAAATAATTATTAATATTTTTAGTACCCCAATATAATGGTATTGTTCCTGTCAAAATTGTATCAATTAATTTTTCAGTAAAATAATCATCTTGAATTGAGTTTTCAATAACTATAGAATATTTGTAATCTTTAAGACCTTCTATTTTATTATCAATTTGTTTATAACCAAAACCAAAAACATCTATTTTATTAGTAAAATGATTAATTACCTCATGTCTAAGTTTATGACCTTCTGTTTGTCTTTTTCCAGATGCAATAATTGAACAAAATTTTGTTTTATCGTGTATTTTTTTATCTTCATCTTTTAACCAACAACCACAATGAGGATAAAATAAAAATTTATCTGATAAATTTAATAATTCTTTATCGTATGTCAATATATAATCAAATAAATTATAATTATTTTTTATAAATTCATATGTTTGACTATTAATTGCTCTAGGTTCAATTAACCATGCAACTTTTATTTCATCATTTGATTGATAAACATTTGATAAACATGTATCCGTAAAAAAACACACATTTGATGGTTCATTTTTTCTTACCCATTTAAAATATTGACATTTTTGTAATGTAGAGTAATCTGTATGTGCAAATGCAAAATCTTTGATTTTTATTTCCATAATAATATAAAATTGTTTGGGTGTGTTATGGGTTCTTCATCTTTTATATAATAATTTTTAATCATAGATAAAAGTTCATCTTTTGTCAAATAATCTATATTAAAAATGTCACTTATAAAATTAGCAGTTATATATCCCATTTTTGATTTGTTAATTACTTTATCAAAATAAGTTAACTGAATTGATTTTACACACTCTGTAAAGGCATAATTACTAATTATTAAATCGTAATTTTCATTATTTGTTAATTGTGTTATATCTTTAAATATAACTTTGCTCATATCAACATTAGTTGATTCTAAAAATCTTTTGGTTAATTTTAAAACCTGTGGCAAATCAATAAATGTATATGATTTTATATTAAATGTATCCATAATGATTTTTGATTGTCCACCATAACCACAACCTATTTCAACAATATCTAAATTGTCTAAATTACCAAATTCATTTATTAAATCACCTAGAACTTTAATATATCTAATTGTAGTTGGTGAAAAATGTCCAATATCGTACATTAATTTCATTGGTGAACCTACTGAATCATTAGTAGAATACTTATATATATTTTTTAATAATTCTGGATTTCTTTTTTTAATTAAATCTAAATAAACTAATCCTTGTTGAAAAGTAACATGTTCTAGAATTCCTGTGTATTTATTGTTGATTCTGAATGTATTAAATATCATTGTATCTTGTGATGCTTGTTCACAAAAATTAGGATAAATATTATCGTCTGATATACTTGTTCTCATATTTTTTATAATTACTCGTTATGGTTGAATATTAAATTACCACCAATTGGTTTTTTTGGTTGATAATTATCTATAGGATTAAAATCGTATTTTCTAGAGAAAAATATTGTTGTTGTCCATGCGTATTTATTAAGTGGACCCATTCCGTGAAAATCAATTTGAATAAAATTATTATTTCTTAATAAAGAGCATGAATCAACATACCAATTAGAATTATCAAAAATAATTATCCCTGTTTTATTTAAAAACTTAGCTGCTAATAACGCACAATCTTGTCTAAAATCGCCATCAATTAATATTATGTCAAATTTATCAAAGTTTTTTATATAATTTATATATTCTTCTTTATTATTTGCAAAAAATAATTCTTGATTTTCTCTTTTATTATTAATACCAATATTATACCATTCTACATTATTTTCTACACTTATAACTTTTTTACAATTCCTAGAAAAATAAGAACTTGAATTACCTGAACCCCATTCAAAAACTGTTTTGTCAGATAAATCTAATTGTGCTAGATATTCAATTGTTGGGTAGGTAAACCAAGGTAAGGTATTATTATTTTCATCTGTTATTTGATGAGTGTATACACTATTCATATTTGTTTAAAAGATTTTTTATTTGATATAATTGAATGACAATCCCATTGTAATTGTTGATGAACATTATGTTCTGATAATGGATTATGAAAATTATAAAGATGTAAAATTTTATCAATATATTTTACTCTTTCAAATCCTGCAATTTCCATTACAGGAAACATTATTGCAACATCAGGTGCTGCTTTTAAAAAATTACCATTATCATCTTTAAAACAATTAAGGTCAGGGTCTTGGTTATATATTTCTTTAAAGCATTCATATTTAAATGTTCTTAAATGAGATGCAATAAATTGTGTTTTTCTAAGATTTGAAAATTCTAATTCTGTATATGGTCTTGCAAATCCTTTTCTTCCATCTGTCCAAAGTGATTGACCATATGTAACCATACAGTCATGTTCATTATAAAAATCATTTAAATAACTAAGAGATTTATTACCATGTAATGCATCATCACCATCTACAACAACAATTATATCATTTTCATTTGCATACATAGGTACATATGTTGAATAATTATGTAATAAACCTTTGTTTTCTGTATTCTTAATTTTTATAAATTTATCATATTCATCAATTAATTCAAAACTGTCATCTGTTGAGGCATCATCAATAAAAAGAACACGATAATTATCATAATCTTGAGATACGATTGAACCAACACATCTCTCTATAAAAGATGATGCGTTATAAAATGCACTTACTATTAAAAAACTATTTTGCATTTATTTTAAAAATTGGTCTTATTTCTTGATGACAACCATTAATTTCATTAAAATTCATTTTTTTTAAATCAATTAAAACACCATCTAAATACATTTCATTTAAATCTTCAGCAGAATAACTGTATTGTCTTCCAGATATATTTTCAAATGTTTGTTGAACTCTATTAATTGGTGAATTAACAAGTTTACTATTTTCATATGATGAAATAATCATCTCAGGTCTACTAAAATTTGATAAAAATGCTTCAAATAAATTTGGATTGCTATATTCTAATGTTTCACAAAGATATTTAATAAAATCTGTTTTAAAAATATGTCCATCAACTGACATTGGATATGCATAATCATTAGTTCCATCACTAACTTTCCAAGATATTACAGGTTCAATTAAATCAATATCAAAATAAAAATTATGTGTTTTATAATTATTTATTTTATTTAATCTTTGCATTGTATAACAATTAAGAGTGTTTAAACCCAAACGTAATGAAAAACAATTTGCATTTGTTATCATAAAAATATTATGTAACTCATCATTATTAAATTTAAAAGATTGATATATTATATCATCATCAGTTAGAAATACTGTATATATAGAATCTTGAAATAATGATAATAAATCTTGTTTAAATGATTCTTCTTTTTTGAAATTGAATTGTAGGTATTTTTTAATTAACAAATCATATCCTTTTTGAAAATCATCATTTGATGCTTTGTAAAGAATATTTAATTTGTAATCTTCAACATTAAAATTTAATAAGATTGATTCAAGCAATAAATCAAGTTGCATTGGTCTATCTTTTGAAAAAACTATTCCGTTTAAAAGCATGTTATTTAAAAGTTTCAAATATATCTAAAATACGTTCTTTTTCCTGTGGTTCATTATACTGTGAAGCAGTATTTATTTCGTTAAGACACAAATCATCATACCCATATCCAGTAAGAAAAATATTTAATTGTAGGGTAAGATTGTCTGCAAGAGTATGATAATCACCATTTTGACACCAAAATCCGTTATTATTTTTTACATATTCTTTATTACCGATGTTTGAAAACCCAACAACATGGGTATTGCAAGCCATAGCTTCTAATGGAAGAGTTCCAAACCCTGCAATTTCATCTGTATAAAGACAAAAAGCACAATCAGCAAGTTCATTTGCAAATTGTTGTTTTGACATACCCTTTAATTCAACAAATTGAGTATTTCTTAATCTCTTATCACTTGATTTAACAATATTAATAAGATTATGTGTGTTCATCTGTTGTGTATTTGACCTTGATGAAGAAAAACAAACCCTAAATGCTTTATCTAGATTAGATTTGAATATTGGACTTATAGATTGTTTATATTGGTCAACCTCAATCCCTGGCATATATTTTTGGATATATTCGGTAATACCTTGAGATACACTTATTACTCTTTCAATACCCGATTCTTTCCAAGATTTTGGTTGTGGCATTGAGGTATAAATGTAAATCCAACTCTGTGCAAGGACTGTCCTTTTGCACTTCATATTCTTCGTAGAATCAATCAAATTACCAAAACCTTCAGGTATTACCAACAAATCATTTGAGTCGATTCTGAGGCTTCCTAGACCATTAATTCGGACTTTTGGAATATGGGCAATGCTAAATTCCATCCAAGTTGGATTGAACATACCATCTCCTTCATATAAAAGAGTAACATCATACCCATTATCTGCAAGAATTTTTGCTTGTTTAAATAAAACACCCATCCCACCTGATGGGGTATTCATATTTGGACAATAATAAAAAACTTTCATATTGTCAAATATACGACAATATTTTAATTAAACCTTGGATTCTGTACTTCTTTATCTGATGCTTCAACACCCCATGCGCTAACAATTAAATAACCTTCTTTTACAGGTTGTAGTACGATTGGGTCTTCTTTTACAATGTCAACCAATTTATGACCTTGAACTCTTGCATTTTTCATGTTTAATTGGTCTTTTGTTGCAATAATTAGAAGACCTGTACCCATTGTGTATTCAGATTCTTTATTGTATGAACGAGATAGGTCGATTTTATCAACTTTAAAGTTAATTATTTCTTTTTGATTCTTTTCTGGAATACCTCCAATAAATCTATCAACATTAGTTAAGAGTAGTCCATACTTATCACAAATTCTAATTACTGAATCTTCATTGATAAATTTATTAAATGGATATTTGAATGAATAATATTCAATGTTTGATTTAATTTTCTTTGATTCTTCAATCTTTTTAACTTCTTCCTTATAATTTGAGATATTTTTCTCATTGTTAAAACCTAAATTGATTAGTTTTTGATAATCTTCAACTTTTGATTCATCAATAGGTGTATCTAGCACAGCTTTGGCTTCATTAAGTAATAAATCATGTGCAGAATAAACTTCATTGTGAATATCTTCAATTAATTCTACATTTGATTTTTCATCAAACATTGGGTCTAATTTAACATTTTTAGGAAGAATGGTTCTCATAACTATTTTAGTATAAATAGTTTTAAACTAAAAAGTTTCAATAAAAATATTTAAATATAGTATAATCATTTCTTCATCATATGAATAAAAAATACGTTTATGTTCAGATATAAATCTATCAAAATATTTAACTAAATATATTTCATTTACATAGTTATTTCTACCATAAATTTCAAAGAATAAATCATAAATAAAGTTTATTACTCTTTTTATATTTTTAAATACTGCTCTATTGTAGAAATTATCATAGATAAATTGATGCATTGATTGAAGTTTCAATGCAACATGTTGGTTTGGTAAATCAAGCAGTAAGTCTTCTTTCCATTTTTTTAAAGCAAGAACACCCTCTTTTGTGGAGGGTGTCTTTGCTCTATAAAAGTATAGATTACTATCTATCATAATGATTTTAACAAATCTAACTCTGATTTTTGTGTCATATTTTCAACAAGAAGTTGTCTTGTATCTTTAACTTCATCATAATCAGTATCAATAATTTCATCATCATCAAATTGCTCAATAATAGAACCTGTTGGAGGTGTTAATTCAAACCTCATATGGGCAGTATCAAAGGTTGAATCTTCAAATACATGACCTGATGGTGAAATATTTGATTTAACAAGGTGAAAAGTAGCACGATTATGATTTCTATCATCAGAATCACGACCAATTGTAATAACTACTTGTGCCTTTTTAACTTTAGCAACAGAACCACCTGAATCATTCAAATCAAGAAGTTTCTTATTGTTAGATTCTTTCTTAGCTTGTGTGGCAGTCCATCCACAAATATCAAACTCAACAAGCATATCAAGAATAGCACCAACAACTTCTTTCTCACCTTGATATGGATTATTTTGATTTGAAAGATGTGATATCATTTCATCAACATAGTCAATATTAATTTGGTCAAATTTATATCCAACTTTTTGTTGATACTTAATAATCCAATTTTTTAATTGAGGTACTGTCATTTCGCTAGATGGGAATCTTTTGATTTTAATTAAACCAAGATTTTTTGATTTAATCTTTTCAATTTCCTCATTTGCTCTTTGCGCTGCTTTTTCAGGGTTCTTTTGAGCATCTTTAAATGATATACCTGTTAATGCAGTTGATACTAATAGTTTAATATCTCTTGTTTCGTTCTCACCAAAGATTATGTGAAGAACTTTCTTACCTTGTTTGAAAGCATTTATAGAAAAATTGGATAGGATAGTTGATTTACCAACACCTTGTCCTGCTATAATCATTCCAAGTTTACCTTTTGGTAGACCAACAATGATTTTATCAATTTCTGAAAGACCTGTTTTAATAAAATCTCTATAACGCTGAGTAAATAAGGTTTCATCAATATTATCAATATCATCAGGGTCTTCATCTTCAGTACCAATATTGATGATTTTACGCATTTTTTCTAAAATCTTATCAAGAGATTCTAAATCATTTGATTCAACAATATTTTTAATTTCACCCTCTGAAAGATTTTTTAATTCCTGGACTTGAATGAATGAATTTGTTGTTTTTTTAACAAACTCAAAATCATTTCTTTCTTTACCATCAAGAAGATTTTTATAATCTTTATGCATGATTAATAGTTCATTAATCCAAGCATCTTTTTGTTCTTTAGTGTGTGTTTTATTTGATTTAATAATTTCACCAATATTTCTTTCTGTTGGTAAACCATTGTACTCTTGTACATATTGTTTAACCAATGAAAAAATTATTTTGTGTTTTTCCTCTGTAAAATGTTGTGATTCTAATTTTAGAATAACATCCTTTGGGAAATCACTATGAAAAATATGAAATAAGATTCTTCTCTGATGTCTATCAGAGCCTAAAGATAAAGTATTACGCATTTATTGTTAAAAATTAATTGTATGAATAATCCATTTTGAGAAGTTTTTTCTTCTCTTCTTGAGATAATACTTTTAAATCATTAAAAGACATTTCATGTTTAGACATTATCTCAAAATCAAGGTATTGTGTATCAATATCTGTCTTTTTAATGTGATTTTTTATAGCATGACAAATCTCACCAACAGATTTAATAAATTCTTCTGAAAAGATTGAATTTGGATTAAAGTTAAATACCGTGAACTTTCTTTGAATAATATAATTATCATTCAAATGTAATGAAAAATCAAATAAAAGTTCTTCAACAAATTCAATTTGTTTGATATTATCAAAAGATGTTTTTGATTTTGCTTGAATATCAAATATACCATCTTCATTAACAGAAATATTCTTTTTATAAAAGAGTTCATTTGAATTATCTTTCAATGAAACCACAATCATAAATTTATCTGTGATATTTTTTAATGCCCTATCCAACCCTTCTTTACTAATATTTTTATCTTTTAAATAAAAATTATTAGAATTGTATGCTTCCTTCAAGGGAAATCTTTTTGGAAACAAATCAACAAATGTTTCTTCATTTTCATGATTTACACCAACATATACTTCTTTTGTTAGTCTTTGATTTGGTAATGAAAGAATTTTTTGTAGTACTTTACGAATTTCAGGAACTAAATCCTTAATATTTACCATTTGTCTAACAATTGGGTTATAACAATCGGCATCAAAAATTCGTTCTGCGACAAGATTGTTTCTATATGAAATAGAAAACTTGAAATGATTTTTGCTCATTTTAAATGATGTTTATTTTTATCAAATATGCACGTTTTTTTTGAAAAAATCTTTTTCTCTGATAATAACAGGATAAAAAGGTTCATGAAATTTTATAAAATCAGAATTATAATTTTCAAGATACGCATCTTCTGTCATCATCTTTAATAAATTCTCTTCACCTCTTCCATTTGGGTCTAATGGTTCTTCCGCTACAAGTGCTAATTCTGCCATTGCTTCCTTTGTAAGGAAAGGTTCAAGTAAATTAATTATTTTATAATTTAGTTTGTATTGGTCTAAACCTACTTTACCAAATGTTTTGAAAATACCTTCAGTAATATTTTCAAGAACTTTAAGAGGTTTCTTTTTATTGGTGATTCTATCTTCATTTATTTGTCTAGCCTCCTTAATAATCGTTGCTGCTTTAACTTTTTCAGTTTGGATTTTCGGAAAATGTTTGAGAAGAGTACTTTCACCCAAACCATCAATCCCACTAATATTATCAGAGTCATCCCCACACATAGTTTTAATAATTGTAAGATTAGAGTAGTGATGTTTGAAAAGAAGGTAGTAATTTTTTTTGGTAACATTCTGTTTTAAATTAGCAATATAAACAGAGACGTTATCATATTCTAAAAGTTGACAAATATCCCTATCGTTAGTATAAATAGTAATATTCTCTTTATCGTGATACTTTTGACAATAGTACGCAATCATATCATCTGATTCAATTTGGTCAACTTGTACTTGACGAATAAATAACTCCTCAAGATAGTTTTTAACCCTAATCATTTGCCAAAGATATGATTCTTTCTCTTGTTGTTGTTTTTTAATTTCAGCAGGAGTTAAATCAATCTTTTTATACCATTCTTTTCCTTCACGATTAGCTTTATATTCTCTGTAAATATCATATCTAAGTTTTCCCCCATTCTCACCATCCCAAAATACAATAACTTTATTAATATTTTGAGAACGGATGAGACTTCGGGTTTGCATTATAAACTGATAAAGACCACCTATATGTCTGCTTCCATTAAATGTATGCTTTGCACCATTAAATGAACGCTTCATCAAATAGTTTCCATCAATTAATAATGTATTTACAGAAAATTTATATACCATTATTCATCATTATCTTTCGTATTATCCTGAATACGAACCACCTGCACATCATCAGCACCTTCTTCTCCTATTTCGGATAACAATTCAGATAAATGATTCTTTTTAAATTCTTCAAGTTCTGATTCTAGTACAAGACCATAACTTGTTGAAAGAATTTTACCTTCAAAAGAAATATTTGAAACGTGATTTTTAACAATTTTAATTGGTGAAAGGATTCCAAGAGCAGTTGTTTTCTTATTCTTGGTAATATTAATCTTTTCAACACCTCTTGCTTTAGTACCACCCATATGAATGATAAGTCTGCTCATTGAATATACCGCCTCACCGCCTTTATGTCTAAGTACACCTTGTCCACCTGCTTGTGAATCAAACCATACTTTTTGAACAGCTACAGCAGCAGCTACATATTTTTTACTTACTTTTCTTGTAGATGGAATCCTATGGTGAAAAATACCTTTGAATGCTTGTTCCATTGCACCTGCATTCCACATATTATTACTCTCTTTATCTTTCTCTCTTGCAGTAAGAGTTTTACGGCAATCAACAGAACCAAAACTATCAATACAAAAGATTACATCCATTTGAAGTTCATCTTTTTCTTGTGCATCAAGAATATTATTTATGAACTCTGCAATATCTTCAATTGAAGGTGCTGAAAAGTTTTTATCGTATTTCTTACCATAATTCTGAACTAAATAATCAGAATCAACATAAAGATAGTCACCATTAAAATCAAAACCCATCTTTGTAAGGTGGTCTTTCTTCATTGCATTTTCAGTATCAATGATTACAGGTAGGAAACCATTCTGTTGTGCTGATACTGCTGCTTCATAAACAACAGTAGACTTACCTGTATCGGAATAACCTCTAACAAGTGTAAGTTCACACAATGGAATACCTTCCAAACCTGTAATTTCTTGATATCCTTTGCTAAGTGGAAGCCATTGCAAAGGTTTTTGTTCTTCATCATTAATTTTAAATTTTTCTTTAAAATCAGACAAAGAAAAAGACTTTTTCTTTATTGGTTTTTTTTCTTCGGAGTCGTTTACTAATGTTCTACCCATGATATATAATTATTTTAATAATAAATTGTAATAAAAAAGGTACAACAACAGTAAATACAGAGGGGAGTAATGTAAATACTGTGTTGTACCTTAAACCCTTAACTAGAAGGGCAAGTCATCATCCTCATCATCAACTGTAGAAACTACAGGTGATTTAGCAGTTGCTTTTGCTGTTGGTTTTTGCTCTTCAACAGGAGAAGATGACATTTCAAAGTCTGCCTCAGTATCATCTTCATCAACAAAGATTTGAGACTGATTTAATGAATTATTCATAGATGCAGACTTATTTTCTCCAATATCATATGTAGCATTATTAATTGCTTCATTGATAAGTTCCATTTCTTTCAAAAAGAAATCTTGTTGTTTTTTTCTGTTGTCAATGGTTACCATTTCACCATCAACTTTTTTGGTTACTTCAAAAGAAGGAATATCTTTTGCATTATATTTCCAATCAACTTTTGTTGAATCTTCCATATAAATACCAAAGTTTTTACTTCCTGCAACCCAATTTTTTGCACATCTTATAGCAAGATTAAACCTTTTGGTTTCTGTTTTATCAACAGACTGTGAAATATAAAGTTTTACATAACCAAGTCTATTGTTAGCAGCCAACCAAGCAAGAGAATTTACAAATCCGAAGATGTATGTACTCACTCTTTTATCTTGTGATGTGAATGGTAGGTCAAGTACAAAGATTTCACCACTATCATCGGTAAACTCAAAGTTTACTTTTGGATTAGGAATTTTTGTACCATCAGTTCTTGTAATTACATTATCAAGAATTGGTGTTACCTTGGTCAAAAACCCATAAAAAGGTTTCGGATAGTTGTTTTGGTCAACCATCGGAAGCTTTTCATACTGACCATCATTGTTTTTCTTGTTTACAACGAAGAATTTCGCTGTGATTTTGTTGTCATTTGACTTTGTTGAACCCAATGACATGTAGGTTCTGGACTTTCTGTTAATCGTTTCAAATCCCATAATGTTAAAAATTTAAATTGTTAAAAATTAATTATTGTTTAAACAAATATATATGTTTTTTTATAAATAGTACGTTTTTAGTGAAAAAAAATAAAAATTTTAATTTGTCACCCTGAACCTCACATAGTTAGAGTTCGGATACTGAATTCCATTTTTATCCAATCCCCTCATTTCAATTGTGTAGTCATGTGAAATAAACCATGAAAAATCAATTTCAGCAAAATATTCATCATTAACTTTTGAAGCCTTTGTAAATGGAATTACATCAATTTGATTCTTACCTTGATTAACATAAATTCTGAATTCAATATCACCAATTATACTTTTTAGTATTTTTGTCTGAATTAATCTTTTTGCTTTAAAAATTAATCTCTTTAAACCTGCTTTTTTAGATACTACTTCATTTTGTTTGATACCTAATACATTAATAAATACATCAGTTCCATATGTTAAAGTAGTACCATCATTTAAATCAAGTTTAGAAATATTGAATTCCTTTTCTAATACTTTATTTTTTCCATTTTGTGTATAATGCCATCTATTATAAAATATTTCTTGGTCTTGATAATTATCGGAATCAATAAAATATGATATCTTATAATTGTAATAATTTAATTTAGTAAATGCTGTGGTTTCTGTTGTTGAAAATATTATTTCATCGTTTGAATCAATAATTTCAAATTTATTAATTGATGTAACAGGTGCTTGTGAAACAAAGAAGAAATCATTTGACTCATCAAATCTTAAACAATAGTTTTCATCTACAACCCTATCATCATATGTTGTTTCTAAGAATGGTTCAAAGAATGTTTGTGTATATTTTGAAAAAAATGTAACAACATTTCTAGTTTCTGCTGTTAATGATTCTGTATTTGCAGAATATGCAATACATATACCATTATTGGGATTACCTGAAAATAATATTCCATTAACATAATCTGTAATATCAATATCAATATCTTCATTTCCAATCTCAAATCTTTGAGTTGTTATTATTGATAAATTAGTTGCTGCGGTTGTAAATGTATATGCTGTTTCAACTTTGGTTGAAAAATAAAAATCATCAAAGAAAAAGTTGTAATTATCTGTAATTCCACTAGTTCCATCAATTTTTACAGATAAAGTATATGATGTATTACCTGTAAAACCACTTGGAACAGTAAATTTGTATTCTAAATCGTTCCAAACACCTGCATTAAATGCTGATGTATATTCAATTGTTGAATTTAGTGTAATTTCAGGGTCTAAACTAGGTGATACATCAAGATAAATTCTTTTATAATCACAAGTATAGCTGCTTAAATCTAAAACTTTACCTGTAGCATAATAAACTGTGCTTGATGTTGTATTTGCAGAAACAGTTATAGGTGTACTAAAGTTAAAAAGTGTATTAGTTGGGGAGTAAAATGAATAATTTAATGGGTCGTTATTTTTTAATAATAACGAATTAGAACCACTATATGTATATAATGTTGATGATGTTAAAATACTATTTGTTGTATCACTTGTAATACCTGAAATGCCTAACTCAAATGTTCCAAAATCCCCATCAATAATTTGATTTGTTGTATTTGCTGTTGTAAGACCTGTTGCTAAAATAATATCATCAATATAGTCTGTATCTTTTAAAAAGACACCTTGTTGTGTCCAATTAATTTGTGGATTTTTTCTATTATACCAATTTGCTGCTGATTTATTTAATTCAACTTCTCTGAATAATCTATCATTATAGATATAGTCATATCCTGTACCTTCATCAAATGATTCTTCAAGTTTAATAAAGGCTAAATCAAAACCACTTGCTCTTTTGGATGTTAAAAAATCAACACCAATATAACCATCATTCAATGCAATACAATTTTTTATTTTTAAAACATGAGATTGAATTGTATTTTTGTTTATAGTATTACTTGATATTTTATGTTGTAATATATCTAGGTCTATATTAAAAACATAGCGACTTACTTCTGTAGTTGCAGTATTAGAACCATTACCATATGATAATTCAATAATTGGATTTCTTGAACTATTTGTGTAAGAATTCCTTATTAAGGTAGCCTGTTTTTTAAAATATGACCTGAATATCATTAACTATTTTTGATTATGTCTTTAATTTGGGTATCACTAATTTCAGGAGTTTTGTAAACACCTGAAGTCATACCTTTTTCATTTTCATTGTATTGTTTATTACCATAATATAATGAACCATTTACTAAATCAGTTCTACCATGTTTAGCAAAATATTCATTCCAGTAGTCTTCAATTGATTGCGCTCCTGTAGTAGTTTTCACCATTTGATTTAATGATTCAAGTGGTGTTGGTGGTGTTAATTTATCAACCCTTTGAGAAAGTTCACCAACTTTATTATTCATTTGGTCAACATTGGTTGTAATTTCATCTGTTTTTTGATTTAATACTTGAAGTATTTTAACAGAATCATTAATATATTGTGTTAGATTATCAATTTTTGATGAATGAATTTTTAATAAATCGGATGCTGTGTCTTCAAATCCTTGATTATCTGATGTATCAACATCAATATCTGTTTTATTTTCAATAGGTTCTTGAGTTTGTTCAACACCTTGTTCTTCAGGTTTATTACCATCAAGTACATCACCTATACCACCAAAAACATCACCCGATGTTTCATCTTCAGCAGGAATTTCATCTTGTTCTTCAAGATTTTCTGGACCGCTTTTTACATGATATTCAAGTAAATACCTAAAACGGTCATATGTTTGGTTTTTTTTATCTCTAATCCTCATATTACTGTTCAAATCTAACTTCTTTTAATAGTTGTCTACCATCACTAGTAACAAACTTTTTATTTATCATTTCGGTATGCTCAAATAAACCATCAAGTACTTTAAGACTAACTTGATTTTCATTTGTTTCTTCTTTTTGAATTTTATCATCAGAAGTAATAATTTCGGAAAGTTTTTTATTGAAATCTGTGTTTTCCATAATTCTTTTCTTATAATTAGTATTTATTTTTACTTACTTGAAAAAATAAAATATGGAATTGTCTTCTCTATAAAGAAGGTATCTTGATTAGTAAACAAATTTAAAAAGTAATTATATATTTTATTATCAATGTCATTATAAAACTTTTTAGTAGAAAAATATTCTTCTAAATTTTTAACCTTTAATAGGTCAAACCAAATGAATTCATTAACATTAATAATATAAATTTTTTTATTTATACTTGAATAACCATAAATCATTTTATTAAGTTGATAATATATGTCAACTTCTGATTTATCCAAATAATCTAATAATTGACCAAACTCATTAATTTTTTTAAAAAATGGGTCAATAATTTCAAAATTTAATAAGTTTAAATATGAATTGTGTATATTAAGTATAAAATCTTCATATTTTTTTAAAAATTCTGATAAATATTCTTCTGGTGAATAACACCAATATACATTTTTCTCAATATGATTATTTTCTAAATCAATTTGATTTGGATATAATTCCCTTGCTTTTTTAATCCCAACAATAAGCAATGGCTTATCATCAAAAATCTCATTAACAAATTCAAATTTCTTTGTTAAAGGATAATGTGAATAAGTTGAAAAATATGGATTTTGGGAATCAATTCCGTATAAATAAGCCAATTTCATACCGCACAAAACTACAGAAAAAATTTTTAATTTTTGTAATTTTCTGAAAATTAAGTTAAAACGGAGTTACCATTGTAATTTGTTGAAACACTTAAAATGAAATTAATGTAATCAATGTAATCTTCTAATTTCATCATCTCAAGATGTAGGTGAACACCTTCACTTTGACCTACATTACCCTGTATTGCTAATGTTTGACCTTTTTTAAATGTATCAAGTTTTTTAACTTTTGCATTCTCAAAATGTAATATAACCATTGTCTTATTATTATCATCACTTAGTAAACACATTACTGAATTGTTACCACCATCCTTAAATAAATCAACAACTTTACCATTAAAAGGTGCAGGTATTCCTGCAATAGAACCACCTTTTTTAATAACCATATCTGCAACAACATAATTACCTGCATTATTTGTGTTTTC